CTTTAATTGATGTACCGTATTGCAGTAAACCTGTTCCTTTTTCAGCGTGCTCGTAAGCATCACGGATAGCTACAACTACAAAGTCATTCATAAACTTCGCTTTGTACTCATGATATACTTTGAATGAGCCACTGTACGATTTTTGGTATGAGCAGTATTGCTTGTACACATCGTAAGAAGTATCACCCATTAATGCGTTCGTGAATGGTAGCATCTTCTTGTTCCCTTTACGAGAGCTGTCGAAGATAGAACGGTTGAACTGTGCAGATAAGTATACGGCAGGGTCGATGTCCCCTTCTTCGCAGAACTCACGGAACTTTTCAAATTGTTGCCAACGTGACGATCCGAAGAATCGTTCAGGTAATACATCGTACCCACTGCTTACTGTAGGAACTGCATTCCCTTCTTCTAATCCGTTTGCAATATTAAAGTTGTGCTTATCTGTAAATAGCACTGCATAACGATTGTATAAACGAGTGATTAAGTATGTACGGTAGTTACCAACTGGGTTATCTGTACCTTGGAACAACTCCCAGTTTGGGTGATTACCCATGTCCTCTAACTTATCGTTTACCTCATCAAGATTCTTTTGTTTCTCGGAACGTAGAAGTTGCGCTTCGAATAGTTGTTGCTTTGTTCTACGATTACGTTTTTTCTCTTTTGGTTCCTTCTGCTTTTTCGGCAGCTTCTCTTCTAAAACATCTTCAATGGTTACACGCTCCTCTGAATTGATGAGTGCTTTGTCCGATGTTTCAAAACGAATAAGAGCAGGGTTGAACATGATTACTGTTCCACCCCCACGTCCTCTCTTCGCTTTTAACTCGATAATTTTTTTACTTTCCAACTCCTGTAAGTAACGATGAGTTGTTCGTATGTCCTGTCCCATATCACTAGACAGTTCTTTCTTTGTGAATGAGATAGCATAATCACTCACCTGTTTTGCTTTATCAACTAACTTTGTTAGAAAATCTAGTACTCTAGGCTTGATACCCACTACTGACGATTCTAAGTAAACTCCGCACTCCATTGGTTCTCCTCCTTGTGTATTGCGCTTGCTTTGTAACTACAGTATAACACATACTATAACGATTTCAATATCTAAATTCTATTCCATAACCCGAACGTCAAAATTCTCGTTTTTGTAAATCTTTAATCGTTCCTTACTGTGCTCTAACAGGTACTTGTGTGTCATGTCGAAGAAATCGAACACCTGCACTGTATTACCGTCTATACCGTTTAGACGTAATCCACGACCGATCCGTTGTAAGTTTACACGTAAGCTTTTACCTCCCCCCGACATAAGGAGCATTCCGATAGACTGAATGTCTACCCCTTGGTCAAGGATACTAGAAGCAATTAATATCTTTGATTCACCTGTACTAAATCTTCGTAAGTATTCGTTTCGGTCATCCATATGTAAACTACCGTTTGTAAAGTCGCTTTCTAGTTCGAACTGCTCTTTCAAAATCTGTTGTACTCTGAGACCATGTTCGATGTGGTTTACAGATATTAGTACCCCACCTGGTTTGTTCTTCACGTACCAACTAGCACATTTCGCAATGACTGTATTACGATAATCGTTCTCGGCAATACCTAGCTTGTACGCTTCTAAGTATGTATCTGCTAATTCAATACCTCTCGGCTCCTTAATCGGGAACAAACGAATGACTGGTCGAGACGATACACCCTGCTCGATTAAGTAATCGTTCGATACCTTGAATAAGTCGTTACCGTAAACACACTGCATACGTTGCCAAAGCATTTTATTCTTTTGGTCTACTGTACCTGTTAATGCAATACGGTACTGTGCATTCGGTAATCGAGATATAGTGTCGAATATAGTGGCACCATTGATTTCGTGCGCTTCGTCTTGGATCGCTACTCGAACGGAATCCATGAACTCTTCAACTTCTTTGTACTTCGTGTACTTCTTCTTGTTCTTCTTCTGCATGATTTTGTCGAACTCGACTATGTATTTATTCAACTGCATTTGGGCAGACTTATCAGTGAACTTGTTATCGTACGCAATGTACATTAGCTGCTCCTCTGCGTCCTTCCATACTCGTGTATCCAGTGTACAGTTCTTGATAAAGTTACGCATTAGGTGTCTCGTGTTAGCAGTGTTTTTGAATTTCGGAACAATCTCTTCTGCGATGAACTTCACGACTCGTTCCTTCGGTGTAAAGCTTAGTCCCTTTTTCGGGTCTTTCAATGCACTTGCTAATGTCGGTACCATTACGAATACGACTTTCTTGTTCTTGATGTCGAATTTACCGTCACCAATCTTACCGATATCCTTCTCTCGTAGATTCAAACGTTTACTTACACGTTCAGAACCTTGGTGGAAAATCTCTCGTGAGTTACAGAAGAATGCAATACGTTCTCCACGTTTGATGTGTGGTAGCAATTGTTGCATAATCCCTGAAGCACATTCCGTTTTACCTGCATTTGTCGCAAGATTCAGAATTTGTACTTGAGACTCTAATGCTTTCTTTACTGCATTGTATTGATATTCACGTAGAGTAATAGGGTCTTTATCACCGTTGCCCAGTACAATCTTCTCATCCATACTGTCGTGGTGCATCAATTGAGGAGGTCTTATGTCATCAATCTCGTATGCGAGGTTCGTATATTGATTCTTCAATGCTCTCATACCGTCAAGGAATTGAGGTAGTAACCCTGTATGGAACTTGTCCTCTTTCTTGTCGTAGAAATCAGTTATCCCATCCCAGTGACCTGACTTGTATGCTCGGGAATGGAACGCACCTTCTTCTTTAACCCCCATCGCTAAGTGCATCATGTCGTGAACCTTTTCTTGTAAAAGGGTGTCACCAGCAAAGTCAACACTCGTGTACATAATGTCTACTGTAACTTTCATGTATTCAATTACATCCTTTCGTTATTTGATATCTTCAAACATTACTGTATTAAACTTTTTACCTGGATGTTCCGTAAATTCTACTTCGGAACTTGAGCGTCCAACGTAAATCTCTTTAACTGTTAAAATCTCACCTTCGCTAAAGTATTGGTTAGCTCTCTCAGTATCTCCGTCCCATCCACCTCTGTTAAGGTATTTTACTTTACGTCCTAATGGAGACTCATCTGAACCATACCTAGTTTGTTTATATAGTCCTTCACCTGCGACAAAGAAAGTGTACATATTAAGCCCACCTTTTAAATCCATAATATTCCTCCTTGAGATTTAGTTTATATCCATGTCTCTATTTTACCATAAGACTACAGTGTGAGCAATTGAATACACCACCTTATTTTAAATTTCTGTCATATTTTAAACCCTTGATACGTAAGGGATTATCATACTTTCCAACTTGAATATAGTCACATTTAATTTATAACTGGTCTGTATATATATATATAATTAATTATTATTTATATTATATATTAGTGTTAATTAAATATATTTAAATAATAATATACGTATCAGGTTAAAATTTAAATAGGACAAAAAAGTGTACTATTTAGTCAAGAATCCTTTATTTACAACGGTTTAAAATATGTCAAAAATAACTATATACAAAAGTGGTTGACAAGTTGTCCATTGCTCAAGTATACTTTACTTGTGATTGCATCCACAATTCACACAACCGTCCTTATTATCTTCCATTTCCCAAATACGGACTCACATATTAAATAAGGGCAAATTAAAAAGAGGTGCTATCAACACCTCTTCTTTTTTTTATGTCTATTTTTCTTCTTTAGCTTTAGCAATCAAAACCAGTAGTTCCTCTTTTAACTTATCCACATCTTCAAGCTTCTTATCAAGTTCCGCTTTACTAGATTTAAACTCCCTAGCAATTTGGATTGTAGATTTTTCAGAGGAAGTAGGGACGAATACTAACGCCCCTGAGTTTGGACAACGATGTTCTGTTGGCATATATTTCCCTCCTTAGATTGCGTCCGTAGTCATACCAGTTAACTGTCTCACTCTCGGACGTACGAATCGGTTATCTCCTTCAAGTACCAGTTTATACTTAATCGAAATCTCTACTGCTGATCCTGCTTGTCTTTCTACGTAAGTATAGCGAGTAAACTCTGCTGATCTCTTCGTAGTAGTTGGAGCCTTTGTGAACTCTTTCCATGTTGCCCCTTGGTCTAACGAGTAGTAAGGTTTAACACGAGTACCAGCAGGAGCTGCTGAATCGTATGAAAGTGTAATCTGATTGAATGGAGCTACTGATTGGTCAACCGTCTTAGATACATACTCACCTTTAGTTGCACTAACGAAGTTTACGAATAGTAAATCATCAAGTACAAGCATTGGAGAGATGTAACGGTTCGACTTGAATCGAGCACGTAACTTAGCTAGACCTACTACGAACGGTGTTTCAATACCTGCGTAGTTTACCAATGGCATCCACGGTACACTATCAATAGATACAGTTCCAACATCTGAAGCATTGACGACTTTAACTTCCCAAATACAACCCGTGTTAGCAGGTGTTAAGTAAGAAGCCATTAACAGGATACCGTTAGAGTCAATGTTCGTCATTGTATCGAACTCGATGATACCTTCTTCTTCGAACTCAGCAGTGTAGATATTAAACTTCATATCTGTTTCTTGGTGTACTGTCCAAGATACTGCGTTTGAAGAACTGAATAACACACCGTTTACATACGGGTTAGAGATTACAGTTTGCGGGTTGTCACCTAATGTTTTTTGTCCCATTTTAGCGCACCACATAGTGTAATCGGCACTGTCCGTAATGAACACGATACAGTAGCTTTCCCCTGGTTGAACCATTAACGGATCGTCAAGAGCAATCTTCGTTTCCTTAGAAGCATCGGCAGAAACGATAACTTTGTCAGGAGTTAATACACGCTCGGCATAAATCGTACGGTTTGGTAAACCACCTTCAGATAATCCACGAACTTGCATGATGATATTATCTTTAGTAGACTTAGAACCGAAGTAAACTCCTACGCTAGTGATTACACGGGCTTGTGGGAATGCAAACGATTGAGCTAATGGATCGTACAGGTTGAACGTTACACGAGTTCTTGTAATCGTATCTGTCGTAATCTTAGCAGAACCTTGAGCAGTGAATGTAGCCGTAGCTTGGTTATTCGCATTCTGTAGTGTAGCTTCTCGTGTACCTGTTCTAACACCTGTAGGGATGATGAACGTACCTGTAGCTTCCCCTTGTGCGTTAGAACGAACTGTACCTGCGTCACTACCTGGTGCCGTAGCTCCTGTAGGTTTAACTGCAACTCTATTACCATCGAATGTTAGGAACAAGTTGTTCTCGTTCGGCTTCAAGTTTGTTGCGCTAAATCCGACTTCAATCTGACGCATGTATTCAATAACTTCATTACGAGTAGTTTGGGCAGAAGACCAAAACGAACCTTCTTGTTTCTCTCTCCAACCGATAGAAGATTCATTCCACTGAATGCCACCCTCAAGTTGTGTCTTGTCGATTAACTCTTTGTTCCAGTCACTAACGATTCCACCTGGGTCTCCCTCTCCTTGGTGCATCCACCAACGGTTTAGGTTCGTTGTAACATGGTCTTCTTCGTACAATGTTACACGTTGCTCGTCAATCCAGTTATCCGTTTCAGGAGTTAACTTTAGTACACCTTGCTTGTTATAAACCATGTACGGGTTAACGTTCCATGCTTCTGTAGCTAGTGGTTGGCTAATCTCCTTAATCTCTTTGAATGGTGCAGTTACTAAGCGGCCCCATGAGTTTGCTACGGACTCGTTCTCCATGAACTTAGGTTTAACCTTTTGGTCATCAGGAGTTTTTGTTGGGATCGTAATAGTAGCATCATCGAACGAGAAGGCTACAGTTGAAATAGCTGAGTCCATTTTAGAGAAGTCTGTGAATGGGTCTGCGAATACACCACGCAATGTTAACGGGTCTTGTGTTTTCGTTGCTTGCTTTTCTAGTAGTATCATAGCTTGGTTGTATTCAACGTTCTCTAGACGAGTTTTCATTCTCTGCAAGTCTTCCATACGTAAACGCATAACAGCAGTGTTCTTCGCTTCTGCAAAGTCAGAGAATGGGAATACGTGTACGTTACCGATTTTCAGTGTTAATGGGTCACGGTTTTCAGGTTGCTTTGTTAGACCTTCACGGTCAGGCTGCCCTTCCACTACGGTAAAGTTACCTGTAACATCTAGTGTCACGATATCTTCTCGGGATAAGTAGTAATCGTAATCCACACGGATCGTACCATTATCTTTCGGTTTCACTCCACCTGCAACGTTAAAGTCTACTTCAGTAGTTGAACCAGGAATCGTGTCACCTAATGGTGTACTAACAACCTTGTAGTCCGTACCTGCTTTCATTACTCGGTCATACTCGAATGTCAAGAAGTAAGTTGTTCCTGGTGTAGGCTCCTCACCATTAAGATTACCTTTCCAGTCAATGTACTGAACACCACTGTCTTGCACAAGTGCGTAATCTTTCCCTTGCACATACACCTTAGCTCCTACGTACACAGTCAATTTAGAAGCGTCTACGTTTGTGTATTGAGCTGGTAACGGGTCTCGACCATCTAACACACCTTTTGATAGCTGAACGCCACCAGCAGGACTGTCAGTACGCCCTACGACATTGTTTACTTGTTTTACGAAGATACTACCTACAGTAATCTTACCTTTTGAAGAACTGTATGTGCTTCCTTCTTGGATGATGGTACGGAAGTCTTTAGACTTTTTGATTGCTACACGAGTTGCCGTAGGCTTGTGGATACGATAGCCATTTACGTAAGCAATACCTGCATCAATAACTGCGTCAATCGTGTCAGGAGTTCTACCTTTCTCTGTCCACATGTTGAAACCTTCTGCTTGATATGAGCCTAAAGTCTCTTTGTCACGTTGAGCGATCATTTCGATGATACCTGAGAACTCGGGACGGTTCGGTTCGATGAATAGCTTACCATCATCAAAACGGTAAATCATAGTTGTGCTATCATCGTTATACGTTAGTACAACTTGCTCCTCTAAACGGTCTGCACCAGGAGATAGATAGCTAGGTGCGTTCTGTGTTTGGTCTAGTAGTGTAGGGTCGTCATTGTATGTAACGATTTTCTGTACTACTTTTACACCGATGTTTTCTCGTCCTACACCTGTGAACGGGATTGTTTGTTTATGGAATGGTCGAATCTTTCCTGCTAGATAAAGCAAACCATCTTCTACCGTAATCTTTGTTTTTGTTTCTGCGTTGTCAAATGTGAATGCCATACCCGTCTGAATGTTACCATCAGAGAATACACGATCCCCAAGTCGTTTTAAGTTATCTTCTGCGATAGATTGTATCTCATTTAGTTCTGCTTGTTGTAATGGTCTGTCAGAACGGAAGAGAGCCTTAGAGCGACCTTTCTTAGAATCGAATCGGTCATTATACGGCATACCGCTTAAATCAATGATATCTGCCAAAACGTTTCACTCCTTTATACTGTAAATTGAATCATGAATTGTTCGTCCATTTTTAGTCCTAGCTTACGACCTTGGGACGTTCTAGTCTCTGAAACTAGTGATGTACCTGCGCTAGTCACTTCGCTAGGTAGTAGTGTATCTTTCTTACTTCCTTTCGGAACAAGATTAAAGTACACTCCTGTTTTTGAATACGACTTATCTTGGAAGTCTGTGTCCTCTACTGCTACGTTTATGTATAACCACTTCGCTCCTTCTGCTACTGCGTTGTCTCTAGGAACTAGTACGTACGGCTTGTTCCCATACATTACTACAGGGAACGGAGGGTTGTTAACATTCTCTGTATCTTTAAGAGGTCTTGCTAACATAATCTTGTGAATCCTCTTATAACCTATTATAGCAGATTCACCAATTGACAAGTACGTACTGTCCCTATTAGCTTGCATCTTCATAGCTTCTGCTACAGGGTCAGTTCCTTGCTTCACTGTGAATACTTGTGCAGTCGGGTTATACGCTTTTGGTTGGCGTGTTAGAAATACTGTTACTCCTGCTGGCTTAAACTTTTTAACGATATCAATAACGGCTACAGGGAAAGTATTTGCGAAGAATATATCAATAACTGCATTTGTGTAATACTCTCCTAGTAGACAGTCCTTACTGTTTAGCTTCGACTTGTTCAAGAAGAAAATGTTATTGAATGGTTCGTAGACGTTTACGTATGTATTCGGGTCTCCTAGGAATGCCAGGATTGCTTTTTTAATAGCAGGGATAGTACCTCTATCTAATAGGATATACTGGATGATACGTGCTCTATAAGACGTGTCATTTTCATTGTCCTGTCGTACTACCCCGAATACATCTCCGTACTCATCTAACCATTGCCCCGTTGCACTCTCTAAAGATAAGTCGAACTTACTCGCAATCATATCGGACTCTGTTACTTTAAGTTCTTGGTCAATCGCATCTAGGATAGCCGCATTCACCTTTGTCTTGTCTTGTAAGCTTATCTTCCAACCAGGATGTAGATGTTTTAGAAATGACATAATGTACCTCCTATGTTAGAGTAACCTTAACTGTACCTGCACGAACAACTTCATTACCTGCTACGATTACATTTGCTTTCGGATCGTTAAATGTAATGTCGTAGATTAATCGTCTATCTATCCCTTTAATAACACTAGATAGGTCAGATAGGATTACGCTTTGTGAAGTCTGCATGTTGTTAAGGTATCTCGAAATCTCGGCTACTATCTTATCTTGTAGTGCCTTTGTAATAGCAGTCTTATCTGTTAGTACTATTGTAACATCAATGTTAACTGCTTTACGTGTTACAGGTCGAACGACAACTGGGATTCCTGCTGCTCGGTAGTTCTGAAGTGTAGCGATGACTTTATCTCTTACAACATCAGGTAGGTCTCCGTTGCGGTCGTGTGCGTATACGTAAACAATACCTGTCTGCTCATCAATCCATACACCTGAAATCTCTATTACGGAACGTGTGCCGTACTCTAGTGCAGGAATTGTTCCTTTGCTTAGAGATTCAATGTAAGAACGGAAACGAGACTTTAATTCTTCTAACGGTTCCTCATCTTGACCTGTTTGGAAAGCTTGTGCATTCGTAACTGTCTTGATGTTCGCTAGAGGAGTCATCATAATGTTAATTACGTTGTTCGGTACGTTACCAATCTCTCCTGTAATCGTGCAGTAGATTTGTACTTCGGCAGTAACTGTACCTTGTGGGATATAGTAGTCTTCTACCGTCTCATACGTCATCGTGTAGTCCGATAAACTAGAAGTGAACCTTGTACCTCTTGGAAGAGGTAAAGTCTGTTGTACGGCATTGTGGAAGACCAACTGCACTTTACCGTAAGCTCGTTGTGCAGGTTTACGTTGGAACCCGAATGAAGAGTATACACCTGTTGCAATAGCTTCTCTAATGTTCTCTTCCGTTAGGATGTATAACTGCTCAATCTCCCTAGCAGTAGCTTCGTAGATTGCTCTGATTGCGCTACCGATAGAGAAGTCATTAATCTTATTTGTATTTGTAATCGTATGGTCTACTAATCGTCCATAGATTTCTGTCATTTGTTTGTATCTCAATGGGTAAACCTCCTTATCGTATCATGTTATCTACGAAGTTATCTTGAAGGACTAACGAGCCTTCTTTTCCTAACTCACCTGAAAGGGCTAGTAGGAATGCTTCTTCCATTGCGATAGAGAAGACTTTGAAAGTAGTTGAGTACGAGTTACCATCAATAACGTGCCCAACCTTCTCTACTGTTCGTACTCTACCATCCGTACGTAATGTTCTCTCGATTTCAATGTCTAGTAGAGCAGCATTCTCCTCTGTGTTCTTACGTCCTAAGTATTCATGGACTTTAGAACCGTACCTCGGATAACCGATGTAGCTTCCTAGTGGAGTGATAAGACGAATGAATAGAGATTGTTTTAAGTTCTCTACTCCACGGATCGTAGCGATATCTCCTCGTCCGTCATCCTTCATTTCAAGAATGTCTGAGTCCCAACCTGCTTTACCGAACGGTTTAGGGATTGGTAGAACATCTAAATCTTTCCCTAGAGCTAGTGCGTATAACTCCTCTTTATCGAAATCTGTTGTACGTTTCAATGCGTTCATTAATTCATTTTGTGAATTTTCCGACATCTCGATTAGTAGAGTATCACCGATAGTTAGAAGATGGTTTGGGTTTGTTAACTTCTCTGCTACAGTGTCTACGATGTACGGGTGTCGTAGATCATTAAATCTTACTAGCTCTATCCAACGACTTACATCCCCTAACTCTTGTTGAGCTATAGCTTGCATCGTATCTCCCTCTGCGATGATACGTCTTTTAAACTTAGCCATTATCTCACCACCCATTTATTCATAGCCGACTCTACTTGGTTCTCTAAGTAACCAATTGAAATATCTATATCTCGTAATGTCTCAATCATCGTACGGTACTTTCTCTCGGTACCGAAGTAGTCTGCGATATAGTTTACGTTCTGTTTCATCTTCAAGATATCTTTCTTTGTTACGTACTGAATGTTCGTATTACGCTCCTCTAGGTTATATAGAAGGGCAAAAGACTCTAGCACTACGGCACACACTAGAACGTACACACGAGGGTTATACGTAGCTAAATCACTATTCATAACTTGAGATACGATTGTTCTCGGGTCTAGTGGAACGTTAATCAGTTCAATTTTATTTCGTTGGATATCTTCTAACGTCAGTCTTGCTAATGCTGATACACTGAACGATGGTGTGTAAAGCGTAGACGTGTACTGTACCGTTGTTCCCATCTCGTTTAATGGGATAGTACCATCGGGAAGAACAGGGACGCTAGAGACGAATCTGATAAGGTCTAACGGCTTTCTAATTGTCATGTTCTTAATACCACCTTCCGTAATAACCGATGTTGTACCCTAGTCCACTCATACCGTAGTCATAAGATACACCTGAAGGTCTTTGTGGGTTAACTGGGTCACGACCTGTTCCTGGAACGTAGTTACCTCCGTCACCTTTGTTGTAGATGTCGTCATTACCTGAACTAGGATCGTACTTACCTCCGTTTCCTGAACCTGAGTTACCACCTAGTGGAGGGAATAACGGGCTAGGTCTCCATACAAGACCCCCACCACCAATGTTTATATCTGTGTCAGGACGTTGGTTAGGATTTCCTCCTGAGCTACTACTTCCACCGCCACCTACAGTTGGATACCTATTACCAATCTCAGGTGCCACCACATCGTCATCGGCAGGATCGGTAGACTTTCTAAGTACTACGAATTTAATCTCGTAACGATACATTAGTGGGGCGTTCACGTCTTGCGTATATGTAACTCCCTCGGGAGCTAAGTGGACGATAAAGCTCTCATCGTTTGTAAAGTTGTGGAAGTAAAAATCGTCTGCGGATTTCTTACCGTTACCACCAGTCTCTGCATAGTCTTCTAAGAAAGATTTCATTTCTTTTATCTTTGCAATTCCTCGGTCGGACGCTTTACCTGTGGGGTTGAATCCTGTTGTACCACTAATCGTGTAAGTAGGTATGTCACTTTGGAAGTCCTCAATTACGATCCTACTTTTTGTTTTAAGTGCCGTAGTACGGTGCGGCCGAGCAAAAGTCATGTTCTCAGGGTTGATAGCGAAGCGGAAGAATCGGTTTCCTACTTGGAAAGCAATCTTCGTTAATACTGTTTTACCATCTGACATTCCCATGTATTATCACCTCTCTTTTATAATATAAGAAAAGCCGAGGGAAACCTCGGCTTAAAGGACTCTATGTAGTGAGTATTTATGCAATAACTCTTCAGGGGTGATATCGTATAAGAACTCTAGGTCTTTACGTTTAACTCCTGCTTTGTAGAAAGCATTATCCACTACCTCAGAACATGTCAGTTTCTGTTGGTTGTTAAATAGAGTACGTTTAATACGAAATACGATCCGTACAAACATCTCGAATATTTGAGCGTAGTCATAGTCCGTACCTTCGTAACTTAATGCGATAGATACGATTCTATCTCTTTCTTCTTGTGTCACATTATCTAGTCGATAAATGTGTGTGATTTTATTGTCATACTCTATAGGTACGACTCTTGTTTTTATGAACCTGTTGGCTTCTATCAATGTGTTAGAGTCGATAGCAAGGGCAACATGACTATAGGGTGAGTTAGTAACTTTACTAATCACCCAGCCTATGAAACTCTTAGGTCTATAGAATATGACATCTGCCGATTGGATCGGTTCATTTGTCATAGTCTACTCCCCCCTTATTTAGTCCTCTCGTGGTTCGTTGTCGATATCTCTCTCAGATAGCTCCTCTGCTAGTTTAGCCGCACTCTCTTCTAACTGAGCTACGTACGCTTTAAGCATGATGTTCTCATTCATTAGGTCGAAGATGACTACCTTCTGTTCATTGACGATGTGTTTCGGATTAATCGGTTTACCTTGTGGTTGTTGTTCCATCATATTTCCTCCTATTAGTTTCTATTATTTGTGCGGTCCGTCTCCACTCCAAGATACTGCCACTACTTGGTCGTGCGTTGTAGCAGCTTTGATAGTCTTCGTCTTCTCGTTGAACTTTGTTAGTTGCACCTCTTTATGTGCGAAACCTTCAAGAGCTACTTGTAACCACTCTTCTTTTGTATGTATCACGTAGTCTCCTACGTCTTCCGCTTTCCAACCAACTTCTGTAGTTTCGGGCTTCATTATTAAGAAAATCAGTTTACCAAGGAAGTTCGTTTGGTCGTCTGCATTTGTACGGTATCTGTGTCCGTTCGTAGCGATAAACCCACTTGCGATAGCCAACTCACAGAACTCGTTGTGCATTGATGTCTTTAAGTCTTTGTGGTACTTCAGGATATCCTCAGGTCTGATTTGCCATAATGCTTGTCCTGTTTTACGGGAGATAGCATTCATTAGTGAGTTTTGGTAATCTTGCCCCATCTTGTCGAAACCTTTTGTGATTAGTTCTCTCTCGTACAATGGTAAGTTATCAAATATCATAGGTTATTTACTCCTTATCTTAGTGTTATTCTTCTGTTAATGTTTTCTACTTTTCCGTCAATCTCTTGCATGGCTTTCCAAAGTAACGTTATCATCGAGTAGGCGTTAACACCTTTACCGTTAGCTCCTTGAATGATTGCAGGAGACTCCTCTGCAATTAAACCTAGTGTATATGGCTCTGATTCGTCTTGTTCCTTGTATTGGTATAGTACAGGTTTCACAGAGTGTATGTAAGATAACGCACTATCATCGAATACAGTGATGTCTTTTTTATAAGCTTCTGACGAAGGTGCTACCCAGTTACCATACACATTACCCCAACCTGAGTTACCAGGTCCCTTAAATTCGAACCAGTTGTTATAATACTGAAGTATACCTGATCCTAGTTGCATAATGTGTTGATTTCCTCCACCTTGTTGCCAAAAAGAAGCAACTGAATAGTTGTCATGTATTAGCTTAATACCCCCACTATTATACGACCTAATCTCAGTAGTCGCTGTAGCCCCCTTACCGATACCACAGAGGAATCTAATTTGTCCATCAGCATCCTGGATTGACCATGTATTGATTGACGTTGCTGTTGGCTGACCTTTAATGTTACCCCATACATCGAAGATAGTCCCACCTGTAGTTTGTGAGTACATATCTCCTGCTAAACGGATGTTGTTCGAAGCTTGGCCGCCCTCTTGCCAAAACAGATTTCGGTTGTTCATTCTAAATGCACCGTCATAGAGACAGAAGTTATCGTAGTCTGCTATATTTGTAGAGCCTACACTTTTACCTGAACGTAGGAAGTTAATTCCTTCGTCACCTGATTCCGATGCGTCATTGAAGTATAGACCGTTTAGCCCTTTCATATCAGAGTTACGCATATCTAACCCTACTTTACTATTACCCATCCACTGATCTGCTTTCGCTTTAATTATACCATCAACGTCCAAGTCACCTGCTATTTCGAGACCATTGGCCGCACTAGTAGGGAACTTATTAACTCCGACTGTTTTCTTCACTGTATCAATGAAGAAGATTGGAGTACCGACTGGAACCGTACGTGTTAACGTTACAGTAGAACCTACTTTGTCCGTAGCCGTAATTAGAATCTCCCAAGCAAGAGTATTAGCTAAGTTTACTTTAACGTCTGTCGCAGTGAAGTTCGGATTCCCAGTAATCGTAAAGTTAGTTCCTGGACTATCGTATGTACCACCTACCTGTCTTCTTTGGAATTTAACAACTGTCAGTGAGTTCTTATTCGCACTGCTGATAGTCAATGGAGATATTGAACCACTTAACTTAATCGTAGTTGAGTCCTCGAAGTTGTTTAAGCGATCCGCACTAGCTGAAATAACAGGTGGTGAATAAGGTAGCATTAATATAACAGAAGATGCAGATGCTTTGTTACCTCGACTATCTACTGCCGTAACTGTTGCAGTAGCATTTGACGATGCGTTTACCTCGTTAAAGTTAACCGTAAGGTCTGTCGTAGCGTAGTTAACAGACTGCGTAACCCCGTTGACTGTAACATCGTAACGAGACATTGTAGCCCCATTATTAGCCGTAGCTTTATTGGCCGCAGGTAACTTAATCTGTAACTTAGATTTACCTTGTACGATATATTGGTTATTACCTGTTAGTGTTGTAGTTGTACTGTTTGTATCTAAGTATGTAAATCCACCTGCGTAAGTCGGGTCACTACTCTTTACATTTAGTGTAAATGTAGTAACGTTACTTACTGGTGCCCCATCCTCTGCGTACACTCCGTTATAGAGTGTTCGACATGTAATCGTACCTGTCTTGCTATTCGCAGTTGATGTCTGCCCGTACAGTGTCTGTATCTCGGCAGCAGAGAACGATAAAGTGTAGTCCTTAGGTACGTTATTCCAAGTACGTGAGAATGATCCGAAGTTCATTGTCAGGTTGTAAGTGAATCCGTTTATGTGGTTATTAACCCAACCTGTAATGTTCTGACCGATATCAAATGAACCCCATTGGTTGTATGATGCAGTTCCCGTAGGTGCGGCATATACAGTCCCATACTTTTCATTACGACCTACAAATGTTCCACCGTTCCATGTCTCAACTTTCATCCATGCTTGGGTTTCCTCGTAAGCTACGATTTGTTGGTACATCTTTGTTATTTCGTCTTTACTGAAATCGAATGTTACAGAGTCACCTACGTTAGAACGTGAAGCTACAATAGCCCACGATCCGTTAATAGGGTTCTTAACTTGTAACTCTACGTAATGGATGAACGCACTAGACGCCCTGTTAATCGTTACAGGTAAACTGTTAACTCCTGCGGTCCAACTTACGTTAGACGAGATAGTACTTGCTCGTGGGATGTTATCCATATAAGCAGTTGTACTACCTTCGTTGATACTGAATACGTTTGTGAAACCACTAGCCCCGATACGAAAGTTCTTCGTACCGTCAGCATTATGGTTAACTCGAACTGTACCACTTACAACTAGTGTGTTAGAGTTCTGTGTAATTGAGAAGCTTGTAGTATTCTCTACTGCTTGTCCGTCTACGTAAATACCGAATGTACCACTACCGTATGTTGTATACCCTGAGTTGGTACGGGAGAATCGCATCTCCACGTACACATTACTATAGTTTTCATTTGTATTTGCCGTACTAGACCAGTTAACCCTACCTTTGACGTAGGTATTACTAGTCGATAAGTCAAAACCGCCACTTGCCATATATGTGTCCTCCGTTCGTTATTAAGTGTTGTTAGGTACGAACGCCCAACCTGTGGAGTTCGCACTCTGTATAGACAGGATTTTGATGTTCCCTAGTGTAATCTCATTTGTTGCTCGAAGCTTCTTCGTTACGGTTTCATCACCATTCAAGTAGAATACTTTCTCGAATGTACCGTTATTTTGGTAATATCCTGCGAACTCGTACGGTGTGATTTGAGTGAACCCAATTTCACTTCCGTTACCATCAATCTGTGATACACGGATACCGTTAATGTTCATACGGATGTTTGTATTGTACAGCTCCCCTGTAGCTAGAGTCCATTGTAGGGCAACGTCTCCGATGTTAAGCATGATACCTGATACGATTGCTTCTACTTGTGGGTAGCCGATAAAGCGTATTCTAACTTTGTCTTTAACAGGAGTGAACGTCATATAACGGGCTTCGAAACCATTTGTCGTTACATTACTGTTATCCGCTATTTGGTTTCCGTTACTAACAACCCAAGCTGTACCGTTGTACTCCTGAATTTGAATCCAAAAACGGTAGCTTGTATCGGCACCCTTCGTCATCTTATTTAGGTACCAACCTAACGTGTAAGGTTGACCAGGGATAACCGATACGTCTTGATGGATTCCTGTTTCTTGACCATTGGCTTTGAAATAGAAACCTTTACCGAACCCTAGATTGTCTAGTGCCGAGTTTGCAATTGTCTCTACTTTATAAGCAGTAGTTAAAGTCCAAAAGTCTAGGTCACTGTAACCGATAGAGTTTTTAAGTAAGTTCATACCGCCTGTTGCAGAGAACTTAGCCGTGATGTCTGTAGCAGTTTGTTTCAACTCAGATTTCAATGCGTACGGAGTGAAGTCTAGCTTGTCCATAGCATCTTTAATCTTACCATCTACTGCACCTGATACGTTCCCTAGTTCGTCTTTAGTAGCAAGGTTCCCTAAGTCACTAGCGTTTGCTTTGTTCTTCAGAGCTAGAGTGTATTCTCTTGAGTTGAATACGGTACTCGTGATAGAGTCATCTGTAATCTTTTGCTCTGCATTAGAGATACGTTTTACCATAGACGGGATGATGTAACGTGTGTCTTGGTTGACTGTAGCTAAGTTCGTACCATACTTGATAGTCCCTTTTGTGATTGGTGGAGTCCACTGAGGGAAGTATGTACTTACAACGTTGTCACTTGCCAATAACTCTAGTATACCATCAAAATCAACTGTCTCCTGAACTGCGTCCACAAGTTGGTAGACAACTTGGTAGTAGTTGATAGACTTATCACTGATTGAAGGTGATGGTTCTGTTGGAGCCGTGTTACCTGCTACAGTAGCACGAGATAAATCTTTGTCTCCCACTGGGTACCACTGCTTAGTTCCTGAGCCTGGATACAGACCTCCGAAGGTACCATTACATACTCTCCAACCTAAGAAGTAAGCATTAATATCCTCCTTGCTAGGACTATACGCTTCAGCCCAACCACTATCGTTGTTGTCAATAGAAAGCCAAATTTTATCAAGAGTTCCACTAGTTGAGTATGTGTTTGCGTGTAGTTGCCCGTCCTTATCTAATATCGTCCCATCAGATTTAACTACTGTTAGTGAATTACTGTTTGCGTTGGCATACGCAAAACCATCAGCTCTTACACGAGTTACTTTTACAAGACTCGTGTTAACCCAAGGTGTTGCAGTACTTCCTGACTCGAACTGTAGTTTACGGATGTTCATTTTCTTACCTGTAGCTGCCGTACCTCTAGGGAAGTAAATACGTCCGAACATCCCTTTTGCGTTACTTGGGATCGTAAATGTCTTATACAGACGTTGCCATGTGTTAGCTGATCCTACAGAGTTAGCGTCCCCTTTGTTCTCAATCCAGTTTGTTCCGTCATTATGCCAAACAGAAATATACGCTCCTGCAATTTCACAGTTTACATCTGCTGAGAATGTAACTGTCTGCCCTACAGTGAACATGTGTAAATTCATGTCGTATGTACCGACTTGGTAGAAACTATCACTTGCGTCTGTAGATGTTAGCACAAGATAGTCTCCTGCGTAACTTGTTGTAGCTCGACCTACTGTACCTCCTGTACTCGAATTGTCAAACATGTAAGGTTGCATGTTGTTACAACTAGAGTTTAGGATTCTGTTGACTCCGTTAGTCGATAGACCGTTGGTAGAGAACGCCCAGTTCTGCTTATCATTAAGAGCAACATCCATCCATTTTTTCTCTTTAATAGCTACACCATTTGTGTTCCAGTAGAACTTATCATTATTCGTCCCATCCCCGTAGAATTTACCCCAAATAGTAAGGTCTGTTCCGCTAGTGAATAACGGGTTTGTTACAGGACGGATACGGTTTCCCGACCCTGCCCACATTTCGCTAGGCATAGGTGCCCAAGAGTTCGCAGTGTCTCCTAACTCTAACTTGAAATTACAGACATTGACTATAGCACCTACAGGGCTACCTGAGAAGTAAATGAATGGACACCAATAAAGTACAGGTAAACCATTAGGTGTTTTGAATGTTGAGTATACCTGTGTCCACGTATTTGCAGGTATAGTTGTCGAGTATTTTACGATAGTTTCTAAGTGACCTGAGTTTATACCATCTGGACTTAACCACATGTGCATAGGGCTACTACTGCTAGTCACAGGAGAAACCGTAGGATTCATCATAACGCTATAAGTATAGGTAGTGTTAGGTTTCAACGGAATGAAACCGTTGTATTTAATTCCCCCTATACTCGTTGTCGTGTCTATTTTTATTGTCGGTTTCCCATCGTACACCTTTGTGTTGTCTATACTTAACGGGCTACCATTAGTGATGAAGTTACCTAGTCCGTAAACTTTTGTGTCTGTCTTAGGTATTAAGTTTTGACCAGGTAATTCCCAACTATCCGTATGATTACCCTCAAATTCAGGGAGTCCCAAAGTCGCAATAGGTGGTTTAACAGTTACAGGGTTAGTGTAGTTAACAGTATCGTGATTACCTGCCGTACTAATGGCCGCAATCGTCTCGTCTTTCATTTCTCCTACTTTTTGTTCCGTGTACTCTTTCTGACGATCCTGAACCTCGATTTCGAATAGAGCGTAACGGTTGTAGTAGTCATTCCATTTCGTGTTCCACACGGTTCTGTCGATGTTGATGTTTGCAGTCGAGCTAGTATCCCAAGGTTTAGGAGATAGTCCTGACAAGTATGTTACTAAAGCGGAATACGCATCACCCATTGGTTTGTAGTTTGCACTCGTAGCTAGGTTTAACCCAATCTTACGTGCAGTTCTACGGATCGCATACAGTTTACCTGCGTTGTATGTATCCTTGTCAATGTCCAATAGTGTAGGCATAGAGTCGGCAGGATTCAAGAATTTACCAATAATATCTGCGATATACCCACGGACTAAGCTACGTTCGAAACGAGTAATCTTACCATCGCTACCTAACGCATCTAGAGAGTCGCTAATCTGATCCACTTGCCCTTGGTCTGCAACGTTAAGACCGAAACTAATATTAGAGTACCATACAGTACTTCCTGTAACGTCACGGTTGTTTAAGAACCCGATTTTTACACCAGCAGTACCCCATGAGAAACTATTTGTTGCAGCATCTCCTGAGTTATCTAAATTACCGATAGTACCTGAGTAGTTTGTCCAAGTACCAGGTATGACTACGTTAGATGCCGCAATGTACTTGAACCCTGAGCCACTACTACCTTGACTTAACTTAGTACCTGACTTAACTAGACCACCGTTCCAAGGAGCCTTCAATGTAATCGTTTTGTTAGTCGTGTTAATAGAGCCATCTGCCCACAAGTCTTGAATTGATACGTGTCGAGAATAAGTTAATGGTTGGTATTTGTAACCCGTATTACTTACGTAGTCCCAAAAGATTAGTTTTCTTTGGTGAATGGCCGCAGTGTTTAACCAGTTTGTTACATTGTCTAGGTATACGACTGTATCCCCGTTCTTTAAATCCTGCGTTAATGAAGAGAATGTACTCTTAATGTACATATGATGCTCTGCATAAATAGGTTGACCATCCATATCATGTTCGAACACACCAATGTAATATTTAGCTCCTACGTTAGGGTTCGTTTTAGCCCACACAGATAGCTTGTACGTTTTACTCATGTCGATAGGGATAATCTCATCAGATAGTTTCTGACTTGCGGCCCCACTATCCTTGAATGAACCTCCTCCTGAATAAGAGTCCGATCCGTCAAATTCGAACACACTGAAGTTGGTGTTATTTCCTAAAGAACCTCCACCGTTAGATACAAGGTTATCCCCTTTAGAGTTCACCCAGTTTTTGTAATCGGCAGAAATTACCCAAGAACCTTTTATGTAAACATATAATTGATTATCTTTTGCATTCAACCATAGAGCACCTTCTGTAGGTGTCGGTGGTGGAGTTAGCGATGCAAGTACATCGTTCATATTATAAATAGTCGTCTGACCTGTAGCTTTGTACTTTGCCATTTAATCACATCCTTCTAAAAATAAAAGGAACTTATCGCTAAGTTCCTTTGTCTTACCTATCTCTATTATAATATAATACGAGCTTAACTACTTAGATGCGTCCACTACTAAGTTAGCCGTAGCGTCTACATCTGTACTTGGTACTGTAATTTGGTCTCCTGTTACAGCAGGGTACGTCTTGATTAAGTTACCATCAGGCTTGTACAACGACCATCCGAATGTGTAACCTGTATTCGAGATTACTAGACCCGATTGAATCAATTGTGCATTCATTGTTAGAGAGCCTTGTCCGTTCTTGAATACGTTTGTACCGATGATGTTAACTACTAACGGGTCTTGGAAGTCACGTACAACAATAACTGCCGTGAACTTCGTACTTGTACCTGCTACAGTAGTTACACACTTGAATCCTTTAACACCTGGGATAGCCCAGTTACGGATCGTGATTTGTGCCACGTTCATACTCGTACTAGAAGAAGTTGGAATCGGTTCAGCCGTGTTGTCGTAACGTTTAACGACTAAGTTACCTGCACTTGTTGTAATATCTCCTGCGTAGAATAGAGTTCCTGATACAGTACCGATATACACTTTAGCCATTGTAACGTTCGTTGCGAAAGCAGGGATTGTAACTCTTAAATCGTTACCTGCGGTTACGGCTAACTGAGCTTGTGCCGATCCGATTGTTTCCCCTGATAGCCCACACCATGTGTACTTAACGAAGTACGTTGCAGGTGCTAGTTGTGAACTTGCATTAGCAACTAGTGCTAACGTTGGGGCCGCAGTTGGGTCTGCAACGTTGTTAATACGTCTCCAACCTGCTCCACCGTCTGCGTCTCCTCCTCCACCGACTGTAGCCGTAGGGTCTTGGATATACCACTGGTAAGCAGTAGGTGTAACTGCACCTGCACCTTTGTACATATCAGCCTTTAATGTTAAGTTACCATTACTGTTACGGATAGCATCTCCACCTGGTGCCCAAAGGTTTAGGTAGTAAGAGTCAACCCCGTTAGAACCTGCCGTACCGTTTACGATTTTGATGATGTCAATACTAGCTTTTAGCGTTGTTTCCATCTGTAAGTCAGGGTCTAGGTATGTAACCACACATGTAAATAATTGTGAAGTTGTTGAAGAACCTAGGTTAGACTTAATCGTTAACGGCTTTGCAGTCGTCCCTACTGCCCCTGTTGGTAGTGAGTAAGTTAAACCACTAGGTGTTGTCCCTGAACCTGTCTCGGCTAAAGGTGTAACCGTTTGGGAACCTTCATACCAAAATAGTGACTTGATTGCTGCCGATGGTAGCATGTTACCACCATTACCACCTGCTACGTATAACTCAGGAGTCATTACTAGGTTAGAAGTTGGGAAGTGTGGTGTATATGATGTTGCTCCGTTTGGATCGTAAATCTGTGTTTTGTAATTACTGTTTAAATATAAGACTAACTGTTTAGCATCGTTTACGTCAGTAAGGGTTATCTGACCTGTTGCTCTAACTACCATTCAATCTCTCCCTCTCCTGTTTAAATGTCCAAGTCACATGAGAATGTTGCCCTCTTCGGGACATCATCTTGTGTAGCCTTAAAGGAACTACCTATACCTCTGTGGGCCGCATTCCATTCGTCATCACCTGTACCTTCTTCCGATACACGTTGCCAAATAAATTGTGATTTTTCAATCTGCGATGTAATTTCCTCTTTACCTTTGTATACCTTTGCGTATAGGACTGTATCGACACTATTGTTCTTGAAGATAAGTCCGTTGGTGCTACCCAACTCAATTCGATACGGAAGGTTTGTTACGGCTTCGTCAATGTCCTTCTGTGCTTGTTCCAATGTGTCCTTAATTTCTTTCTGTTCTTCCTTTGTAGCCATTTCAGAACGAACGTCTTCTATCTCTTTTGACAATTGTTCCGAGCTTACCTTAGCCGTAATAGAGTCTGCTAGTTGCGTAATCTGTGAACCGATTTTACGCATCTCTGTATCTCGGTACTTCATAGCATTCTCTTGTGCTTCTCTAATACGAGCTTCTAAGATAGAGTCCATTGCTTGTTTAAAAGCTACGTCCATTGCTTCGATAGACTGGTTATACCCATCGAATGCTTGAGCAACTGCTATACGTTCATCAGGAGTGATAACCCCATCTAACATAACAATCTCTATCGTATTTAATAGCGCTTGGTGTCTACTATCTAAGTTACCTTTTGCTATGCCCAGTAAGTCTTTATATGTAGCTGGTAGGAACGGGTCAGAAATAACTTGACTATATTTTTCATCTAGCTTCGCTTTCTCGTTTTTTACAGTAGCTAGAAGACTGTTAACTTTGTTCTTCTCATCTGTAGTAACGGTACCGTCCTCGAATGCAGGAATCGTATAGTCTTTCATAGCTGCTAAAGCACTAGTAAGTCCATCTAGCTTCTCACGAATACTGTCTAGCATCTTCTCTTGCTCTTGTCGCAAACTATCCAAGTCTATCTCGATTTCAACCTTATCAATCTTGAACTCTAGCTTACCGTTTACCATTGTTACCTGAGTGGTTACGCCCTCTACTTTTTCTTGTAGGTCTTTAATGATTTCAAGGTCTCCCCCTCCACCACCTGAACCGATTGGTTTCCCGTCAATTAAGACACCATCTTTTGTGATGCTTAACTTGTGGTCGATAGATTGGATCGTAACGTCACCGTTTTCTGAAATTTCAAACTTAGAAAACTTTTTAGAAATCTCTTCAGGGTCTGTTGTATCGTGCTTCTGCACAATAGAGAACGATCCGTCAGTTTTCATTTCTTGGTATGTAATCCCTTTACCGTTTCTATGTCTACTACCTACACGAAGAGTTCCATCCGATTTTAAGAAGAATGTAACTCTGTGGTTGTCATACACCCCTTGATGGACGTATAATACAGTAGGAGACTGAGGAGATACTGGTTCGATTAATTCACCGTTCGCATAACGGGAGCTAGGTAAGTCCATGTAATCGAACTGTCCATCTTGAACGTATTCGTTTCCAGGGTCTGTATCTGTAATGTATAAAAACGATTTACCTGAGAACGTTACTTCTTTATTCCCTCGACCATCAATGTTCTGATATGTCATAGAAGGGTATAGAGTGAATAACTGCCATAGTTCACGTTGTACTGCTTCGTCCGACTCGTCTCCACCTGTCATCGTTGTACGTGTTAACATAGATTGATTGTCTGCATCACCATAGATGTTTAGAACAATCGGGTGGTCTTTGTTACCTTCTAGGAACCCAATTAAGACTAACGATCCGACTGTAACGATTGTATTAGAACCGTATACTTTTCCGTCAGGTGTTTGTCCACCGAACACAACTGGTAATCTAGCAGAGTATCTTCCGTTATCACTCGGGTTTTTTGCTGTTGAGTTTTTATGTAATGTTGTCATAACTTCGACTGTATTGTATTTGTAGTTAACTTTTGTAACCCTAGCAAGAGAGAGCTTAATTACGCTCTCCCCCTCTTTGTACATACGTTTAACTTCTGATCCTAGTTGAGCCTGAAACCTCATAGAGGACAGTGGTGTGTAGTCAAAATCTTCCACGATATAATTCTACCACCTTTCCTTTATATTATAACATTTTTATCCTGTAAACCTACGTACGTGACCATTAAAAACTTTTTGCCAATAGCTCGTACTTAAATCCTCTTCATGAATACCTGGGGTACTTTGGGAACCGATGAACTTACCGTTACCTGAATAGATTCCGACATGTCCATCCTGCTTATACGTATCGAAATAGATGATGTCACCAGTCTGTATCATACTCATAGCTTGCTTTTTATCGGAACCTCGACCACTAATTTGTTGCAGTCTCGGATCGGTTTTAATCGTGTCTGTAGTCATCCCTGTAGCTCCACCTTTTAACTGGACACCATGTACGTTATAGCACCACCATACGAATGATGAACAGTCAATTTTGATTGGGGAATTTAAGAATGGGTTGTTACCTGAACGACCTCCACCGAACACGTATACAGATGGTTTAGAAGTCATCTCTCGTGCAGTAGCTAGAGCTTGCATTGCAACTCCACTTCCTGAGCCACCACCCCAGTTTCCTCCACCAGTACCGCCTGTTCCACCTGTACCTCCTGGTGGGTTAGCAGCTTTACCTGCTTCGATTAACTGCTCTAACGATTTCTCACCTAAGTATCCACCTTTGAACTCTTGTGATTGTCCCCATAGGTTATTGAATCGTTTTGCACCTTGGTCGGGTAAACCTCTTGTTACTCCTAATATAGTAGTATAGCCACCTTGGAAACTAAATTCATGTTGTACAGACTCTAGATAGAACTCCCATACAGTCTCCTGTTCAAAGTCATCGTACATTACTCGCGATCCCACACGATATGCAGGGTTCCCTAATACACGAATATCTCCTGCATAGAAGTTAGCGTTCTCACAGTACCAGTTAAATAGTCTTTGTGTGTACTTGTTTAGTTTTTCGTTGGCTACACCCTTCTCTTTAGCGGCTTCAGCGTTGTTACCTCCACCTGCCGAAGTTACAAGTTGTGTGTAGATTTCTCGGCTAAACTTACCATCTTTCAATGAGTCGATAATACCGTTTACTAGACTAGGAGCCATTGATGGGAACTGACCTACCAACTGAGAGTACACTTCAGTCTTTTTAAGTCTAAGCATCTCAGGGTCTTGTAGTTTATTCTGTGTAATGAATGTAATTACTTCCTCGTAGTTAGGTTGTGCAGTTGCAGGTTCTGTTCGGACCGCAGGTGTAGGATTTGTTGTTCCAGTTCCATTTCCTGACGGTGTAGTAGTCCCTGTACCCGTTCCTGCGTTCGTTCCTGGTTGTTGGGTACCTGCGACACCTGCCGTTAGTAGATAACGGTTCTGAGCGTCTAAACGCTTATAGCCATATCGTTTAACTAGCTCAGGATGGAATTTAGGGAATACACCTAAGTCCATACTGTTGAACTCGTTAACGTTAGGAGCCTGTACTACGAATACAGAGAACATTTCATTATCATTTTTACCGAATGATTCTTGAACTACGATATCACTTGTGAAACGATACAGAGGTAATTGCCCCCATTTATCAGGGTCGAATGGTGTCGGTCTCATTAGAGCTACACACTGTCCATTCTTTGTGTATTCAAAGAATAGTTCGTTGAATGGTTTTGCCGTTACGTCCGTTAAGAATTGTCGTAAACTACCTTGGTAGTTAATGAATGGTGACGGATCAGCTAGAGTTTCATCTTCCGTCCAACTAGAGAAACTATGAGTTAAGTAATCTCTCAGTCCTTTACCGTTAGCAAACTTATACTCTGCGTACTTATAAATGAATCGTTCCATCAGTTCGTTACCGATACCTGCCGCATTGTTAGCAGAGAACTTTAGTCCATTGGCCGCATCATCAGGAAGCCAACCGATAGTAGGAATGATAGTCGCTACTTCTTGGATAACCCCTACGTCAAAGTTGATTAGAGCCTTTGTCATAGCTTGTCCAGTTACACGGTATAATAATGTCCCGTTACCGTACTCTCCCTCTTTCTTAATGTCGGAAATCATACCGACCATGATGTACGGATTATCAGGAGCACCCTTTGTAACATCAGGGAACACTTTGATACGGATTAAATCATTCGCATTTACAATCTTATCCCACTTCTCTTTAGAAGAGATTACTAGAGAGAATGCAGGACTATCATCTGCCATAGCATTCTTAACACTGAAGGATATAATTGCTTCTTCAAATGTCTTCTGTGAGATTTGTTTCTGTGTATCGTACTTCAAGATATAAGGTGTGTCTTGTGTGATTAACTCTATCTCGAATGTGGGATAGCGTTTAACAATCGTTGTCAATTATATCATCTCCTTATATTTAAAAAGAAGAGAGGGATGACATTACGTCATCACCATCTCTTTAGAGTAGAACCCGAGCATGTCTGCAATGTTATTGCCGACTTTTTTCATTTCACTACTGTTGTTAATCTTCTTAGATACAGACTCGTCACCTTTAACATTTACGTTGATAGTGGCGTTAACTGCTTGACCTGTACCTTTCGGTGCTCCACCCATGATAGAAGCAATGTTAGAAGCCCAGTCACTGTTCGTTGCGTATCCTGCTTGGTGCATCTTGTCTAGAGTTGTACGACCTTTACCATAGTACTTCTCAGAAATCCACTTAGCTCCACCCATGATACCTTTCTCGGCCGCAGTACCTCCACCGTCTTTGAACTCGTAGGCACTAGAGTACGGGCTGTTATCAAACGCTCCGATCCCGAAGAAGTTTCCTTTATCCTTGGCTATACGTGATGTACCCCATGCAGACTCTTCGGCAGCGTGGGCAACTAGGTAACGAGGGTCTAACCCGTATTCCTGACCTGCTTTTAGGAATGTCGCACCCATTCCACGCATCATAGAACCTTCAGGAGCTTTAGAGTTAATCCAGTTGTCTAGGTCGGCCGCAGTTAGAGTAGCTTCAGTATATCCTAAATCACTTTGTTGCAGGTTACTTGCGTTCTGCCACTTCTGACCTGCGGATAATACTTGCAGTTTACCTCCACCTGTAACTCCCATTCCTCCACCTGCGCCACCAGCACCTCCTGCACCATTACCGTTACCAAAGATACCGTTTTGAGAACGAGCTTGAGCTAGAAGTTGTTCTGCTTTCATTAACGCTCTTTCGTAGATGTTAAGGTTCTCACGCTCGTAAGAAAGGTTGTCAGTCTTTGTAACTTCCGTACGTTGTTTCGTGTTTGTGTTCTCTCTATCTACTTGCGTGTTTGTAGAGTTGACACCGTTACCTACTTCAGGAGTTACAACTTGGTTAGTTAGTCCTGGGTCAAGGTTACTAGCCATTACACCTGCCGTTGTACCCATCGCCATACCAGTTGCAGTGTAACCTGCTACAGTACCGCCTTGTTGTCCGAACCCTGTGATGCTAGATGAACTAGTCGCTTTAGCTTCTGCCTTAGCCTTTTCTTCCTTCGCTTTAGCTTTAGCCTTTGCTTCCTCTTTCTTCTTTTTCTCTTTATCGGAATCAGAGTCAAACCAACTACCGATTTTTCCTCCACCGAAAGCACCTGCGATACCACCAATAAGTCCACCGACACCACCGATGATAGCTCCGACTACGTTACCTGCTCCTGGAACAACCGAACCTGCTAGGGCACCTGCGGCCATACCTCCACCGATACCTCCAAGGATACCTCCTGCAACTGAACCAGTAGTTTCCCCTTTCTTCTCTTTCGGTGCGCTCATAATCTCGTTAATACCCATTATGGCCGCTATTGGTAACATAGCCTTACCTGCAACTTTACCTGCTCCTTTAAGGAATCCTCCCCCACTAGAAGCACCTGCTACAGTACCACCTGCAACTGCACCTGAGGAAGCGCCTGAACCTCCACCGAACATTCTGCTAAAGAAGTTTTGCTTAGGTGCCGAAGAAGCTCCAGGTGTTGTTGCATTTCGTCTCCATGCTACAGGACCGCTACCCGATCCACCAGTAGAAGTACGTCCACTTCCACCACCAACGATAGGAGGGGTTACTCCTCCTCCACCGCCACCTCGTCCTCCACCTCTTCCTCCTCGTTTACCTTTACCTCCGAACGAACTAGAAGCTAGGGAACGGACACCTGAGGAGATTGCGAATGACGTTGCAGCTGCGGCAAATGCTATAGTTAGAGCACCTAGAGCCGCAATAGCCGCATAAGCGGCAGGGTGTATCCCACTTAATGCACCATTAGCTTTTCGGACTGCTTCACCCATATCATAAATACCTGCGGCCTGTTTCTCTGTAGTAGCATCGCTTTGGTTGTTAGTAGCCGCACTGGACTTTTTGTACTCTTCCATTTTGTCTTTAGAAACTTTATTACCGACACTTGCATCCTCTTTCAGGATATCTTGGATGTTCTTATCATTCAGGTCTCCCTTACGATAAGCGTCCATGAATGCTTCGGCTTGTTGAGCGGTAATGTCGGCACCTAAGCTATTACGAGCAAAGGCGTGGAAGTTCATGTTCTGATCCTCTTTTGTAGCACCTTGAGACTGTGCAAATGATGCGATGTCTCTAACGTTGTCTATATCCGAGATACCTTTTTCCAATCGCTTAGTAAGCTCCCAACGACCTGATAGCCCTTGATACTTAGTACCTTGACCGAATACCATACGTACCATCGGATTGTCAATACCGTTACGAATACCTTGGTCTAAGCTCTGTAACATCTTTCCACCTTTTTCTCCTTGTAGAGAACGGTTTCCAGTTTGAGCTAAAGCGGATTGTAGACCCATTGTGTTCATGATTTCATCGTTCGTCATAGAACGACCATCAGACATACCTGATAAGATACCATCTAACGCTTTTAGTTGGTCTTTTTCTCGACCTTCCATACCACTACGTTTGATAGCCCCAAGGAATGCGTTTTGGATTTCCTTCGTTTGTTTACCGTTAACAGGACCAGCACCGTATACAGTGTTATAGAATGACTTCGTATCTTCTGTACCGATACCACTTACACGGCTAAAGATAGCTTGGTTTTGCATAGCATCATTCATATCTTGCATACCACTGAAGCCACGTTTAGATAGATAATTCTCTTGGAATCCAATCATCTCTTGACCTGACATACCTAGTTTATCTTTCAGACCTGAGTTAAGAGCGTTGTTACGGATGTCCTCTCTCCACTGCGATCCGTCCATACCGATACGTTGACCGATAGAGATTTCATCTTGTCGCATACCTTTGTCGATAGAAGCCCCTTGGTGATACAGACTTCCTAGAGCAGCGGCCACGGCACCAGTGATTGCTAAACCGATAGCAGGAGCACGCTCGTAAGCCATACCTTTAAATGTTCCACGTTCAGGCTTAACTGTTACACCTTGTACTGTACTGTTGTATCTTTCCATGTTGGCAATGGTACGTTCTAGTACACGGTTTAATTCAGTACGAGATTCGAACTCTTTGTCCATAGACTCGATAGTTCTTTGCATCTCAAGTTTACGATCCATCTCGGCTTTTGTTGCTTGAGGTTTCTCTTCAATCTTTTTAATCTGTTTCATTAGGGATGTTACAGAAGTTGACATCTCTGTCATTCTACGAATGTTATCTGCTTTCTCTTGATGATAACCGTCTACTGTGTTACGATCCTTCTTGAAGTTAGAAGATTGTTGGAATGACATATACTTAGATGCACTTGCTCTACGTGATAGACTTTCAGAACGTCTGTCAAGTTTATTTACTTCACGAATCTTCATTACAACTTCGTCTAACTTATTCTTCGCCTTGTTAGACTCTTCTACCATCTGTGTAATTACTTCTTTTGTTCTCTCGAAGTCTTTCGTAGGAAGGTTGATTTGTCCGACTGTAGCGTTGAAGTTTTTAGAGTATTTTTGTTGGAAGGAAGCAATCTCACGGAACTTACCTAACGTACTATCGTACTCTCTACGGATCGCTTTCTGCTCCTCACGTACACGTTTATGTTGCTCGTTACGTTTGTCACCTTTAGGAGTTTTATTGATTTGGCTCTGTAACTTTTTAAGTTCCTCGTTTGCTTGGTTATACTGTTGTGTAAGTAACTTCATGACACGCATATTCTTGTTGATATCTTGTGTGCTTGCAGTGTAGTTATTGTCTGCACCTTTATCACGAATACGTTCGATATCGTCCATCATCTTACGGATTTTATTTAACTTAGCTACGGCACCATCTATCTTAGCGTCCAACTCAATAATATAATCTTGTTTATTTCCTGCCATTAACCTTCACCACCCTTTTCTTAAAAATAGGAGAAGAGGTTTCCCTCTCCCCCTCTATAGTTCTGTATACTCGTCATCGTCTTGATTGAACATTCTGATAGCTTTGTCCATAGCTTCTTTGTCGAGGTCTGTATTCTCCTCCGATTCCCCTGCAATGTAAGCATCATCAACGAGAGTACTTTTCCCTGCTTTGGCGATACGTTGTGCTTTCTCGTATGCTTCAGCAATGTTTTTATTGATGACTTGTTCAACGGCAGTCTCTCTAGCGTTCTTACCTCCTGCTTCAAGATGTGCATTGTACTCATCAAGACCTTCGAATTTCGTGCTAAGGTTCTTGAGGTCTTCGGCTCTTGTAAGAGCTTCAACTTGCTTCGCAATCTTATCAGGATCGTGACCTTCTTTGACAACTTCCCAGTCACCGACATCTTTGCTCCATACTTCCTCATCGAATGAATTATCGTAATGCTCAGAGTCAACTTGAAGACCTTTTCTAGCAAGTTCTGCTTGTCTATGATCCTCTTCCATTGAGTAAATCATTAAGTCAATTTGGGCATGTGACAATTTTCTGAAATCTTCGTTCGTAGGTAGAACGTTAAACTTCGTCATTAGTGCCCAAAGGTTTCTCATATATGTAGTACGGGCTAACTGTTTCAGACCGCCAAATTTCTTTACCTTATCTTCGAAAGGAACTTAACCAGTCCGTGTAATCACGTCCAATTATGTATAGTACGTCCAGGTTATAGATTTCTTCGTCCTTCGCTAAGAAGTCAGGAGTCTCTACACCATTAACTCGGATCGCAGATAGCGTTTGGTATACAAGGTAAATATACTCACTCGCATAATTATTCATGCCACTTAGATAAGCAGCCGTTCTAGCGTGTATCTTCCCTGTATCAATTGCGTTAGGTGCCTTAATCTTAATCGTGAACTTCAGTCCATATTCAGGTAAGTCATAGTCCTTGTCGAATACGTCATTGACACCACGAATGATGCGGTCCACCACTTGTCGTTCTTCTGCTTTCTTCTCTAACTCTACTCTCTCAGGCGATGCTTCCTGTAAGTGTACGATATCTTTCTGTAAATCTTCAGCCATTGTTATGTACCTCCTAAATTTGTTTATCACTAATAATATAGCAGTAACTTGTCTACTTATTTTAATTATAGCATAGAAAAAGCTACCACTTGGTGTGGTAGCCTTATATTAACGGGTTGGGACGTATTGATAGTATCCGTGACCTGCTCGTTGGATACTAGGTTCGTATCCCTTTATTTGTGCTAATGTTTCGTATGGTGATTTCATCGAAACTCCTGCATCTCTTAATTTTTGAAGCAATACTTTTGCTTTGATAGGTACACCGTAGTCTTTTAGAATAGTTTTTGCAAACTGAGCAATGATTCGATTGTCGTTTGTTGTACCTCTCATAAAGGACTTTTTCATTTGAAGTAGTTTAGAAGCTTCACCTACAGGAGCTTTCTCAGTTTCCTCTTTAGGCTTGTCCTCTTTTACTTCAACCGTTTCTCCCATTTCTGCTAGAACCTCTTTGTTTTCCTCAAAGTATTCTTGGAGAGATTGCCCCTCTCTGTGAACTGGGAAGTTAATTCCTTCTTGTTCCTGCGTGTCGTCTAGTTCAGTATCTCCTGCTACAATATCACTGTTGTCTACTTTTACCATTTGAATGCTATCATCTGTAATCTTCATTTCTGCACCAGTAATATGTAGCATATGAGCTAAGTCTTCTGCTTTTTCTCTGTCTGCTAGTGTAGCTCGAAGTTGTTCACTACCCATTAAAATCTCAGGTTTCGGTTCTGCTAACCTCTCCTCAAGTATTGAGTTAACCTGTTCTGCGATTCGTTTGAAATCTTCTTTCGTGAACTTCGGATACTCAACCTTTACCTCTTTAATAACTTCCTTTTCAGGTTCAGGTGCGTAAGCTTGTTTCATTACTTGTGCAACATGGTCTGCTTCTGCACTCATTCTATCAATCTCGTCTAATTCTCTCAAACGATCCAAACAAGAATCATAGCTTGCTAGAAGTGAAGCTCTCTCCTTTTCTAGATACTCCATCTTCTTTAAAATAGCCATTCTTTCTGTTAATACGATTGACATTTTGTACAACCCCCATATTTAATTTTTTGTTTGTTTTTTAATTTCTATACTTAGTATATTATAAGGTTTTCCAATAGTCAACAATAAAATAAAAAAAAAAATAGACACGAATTTTTATTATCCGTGTCTACTCGATGATTACTTACCTAATATCGTAACTTTCACTTGTTTTCGACCCCACGCATTTGCTTGTGAGTCGGTTGGTAATAGTACGTCAATACGATTACCCTTGATAGCGCCACCTGTATCTAGCGCAGTCGCTTCTCCGTATCCTTCGACATGAACTTTCGTTCCTAATGGAATTACTCGTGGGTCTACTGCGATGATTCGAGCGTTAGGGTTCTTACTCAAGTTGAATCCTGTAGCCGTTAGTACTTGTCCACCGTATGTACCACCATTCTCACTTGGGTGTGGTGTATATGCAGTTGCTTCCACTGTGATAGTTCTACCTTGTGGTTGTGACTGCTCCTGTGGCTTCGTCTGAGGGGTCTGTGGCTTCGTATTAGCTTGCGTAGATTCTTTCACTAATGTTTGCCCCTCTTTAGGAGTTACTGCGCCCCTATCCGCTTTAAGCATGGTAAGTAATCGTGTGTTCTGTTCTTCTGTGCCCGTGTAACCTACGATACCGTAAGTTTCTGACAATTGTTTACGATGCTCAAAGCTATGATCCTCATTACTGTGGTACAGGTAGTCTACAATACTCCTGTCCGTATCAACCTCACTGGCTGACGCTGTACCTTGTCCAAACAAGAAAAGACCTGCCGACAAAGCACCTACTGTGATTAATGCTTTCAACTTCATACATATCATCCTTTCTTTTTTGGTGTAGTACCTAATGTAACACATTTATACCCTAAATTCCCCGTTGTAACTGAACTGTAACATGATTGTAAAATAGAAAAGTACCCTCAGAGTGGATAGAGGGTACTGCTTTAACTACTGTAAAACACCGTTCACAATGTTGTTTAGTTTTAATGTACTTGAACTTGAGATTGTTGTTTTCTTCAGGATGTTGTTCTGTATAACAACTACAGGAGTATTTGTTGTAAGGTCGTTAATAGCTACTTGTGAGTTGTTTGTTGCTTTGAAGTAGTTATCTTTTATGTTTACTAACGATCCTGTGAAACTTGCTTCAAGAGTTACTAGCGCTCTCGGTAGTGCATCGTTCGTTTGTTTGAATGCGTTGTCTACTATAATTACTTCGTCATTCACGTTCTGTACAGTTAAGATATAGCCACTTGTCTTCTCCACTGCACAGTCCTTCATAATGAAGTTCTTCAGTGAGCTAACTGTAAGCATACTGTTATTTGCATCCGTAGATACGAATTTACAGTTTACTAGTTCTAATGAGTTAGTACCATCGTTGTTTCGACTTACCCCTAAAGAAGTAGTTAGCTCTGTAAACTCACAGTTAATGTACTTACCTGCGAATAGAGAAGGAGTCTTCGTATTCTTAAATCTACAGTTTTGGAATACCCATCCTTGCTTGAATGTTGCAAGACTAGCCACGTAAGTTAGGTAGTTGACATCTTGACCTTGGAACGTACAGTTTACGAATGTCTGTGGCTCTTGCTTTACCTCTATCGTCCATTGCAGGACAGTTGAAAGGGAGTTGGTCTTATCGGCATCATTCAGGAATGAGCAATCGTCTACTGTTACAACATACGGGAACGGTGTATCCGAAACATATTTACAGTTGTGGAATGTACACCCTACTAGCTTAATCTGTCTCGTTGCGTAAGCTCCGTTAGTTACTACTTGTGCTCCGTATACGTAGTTGTTTGCGAATATAGTCTCTCCTGATAGCGATACTTTGTTGTGTCGGATCGTATTTCCAGTTACAACTACTTTGTCGGCTCCACCATTTACTGCTAGACTCACGTAACCACTGTTTACAGGAGGTAGTAATGTGTTTCCGTTGATGTAGATGTTCTTCCCGTTAACCACGATAATATTGTACTTCTCGTTCTTGTAGAACATGTTGTTGTTAATATATATCATTTGGTTAAGGTCGTAACCATCCTCGATGTCTATTCCTGATTGAGGGTCTGCTCCTGAGATGTGATGAATTACGTTTCCTGTTATGTGTACGTTCTTCCCTCCACACACCGATACACCTTGTCTACGGTTGTGGTGTAGGTTACACTTCTTAATGTATACATATTGTGCGAAAGAAGGTACACGAACGTTAATAAGACAGTTAGCTGCTAGAGGTACAGTAGATTGGTGTAGCACTACTTTTGCGTACGTAGCTCCTGTAGGAACTTCCACTTCGTCAAAGAATTGTACGTTTGTAGAAGATGCTACAAAAGTATTACTAGCGTTGTAGAAAATAACATCGTAGTAGTCGCATGTAATGTCCGATCCTAAACCTCCATAACCATTACCATATAATCCGAAATATCCGTATTTTACGATAGCAGGTTGTGTCATATCAAATTGTAATTTAGAACGTATCTTAGATGTAGTTGTTACTAGGGAACCGTCTGTAACGCTAATAGCTCCCTGCTCCCATGAACTAGCTAATGCCGTAGGTACAGGTGAAATCTGTCCAAAGGAACTATTGATAGTGATAGAGTCTCCTGTGAAATCGAATATCTCTAGTTTGTCAATAAAGATGAATCGGCAGTTGTTACCTCCGTTTGCAGGAGGAGAGAAGTTACCTACCTCAATACCGTAACCACCTTCATGAGAACCACCGCTACTGAAGTCGTGTGTTAGTCTATCACCTTTGATAATACCATTTGTAACTCTTGAGTACACTTGGTTATCTCTGAAGCTGATAACGCTATATCCTGTGTATCCGTTTGTTTCCTTTTGTAAAGTGGAGCCGTTTAGGTTAAGTACTTGGAAACTTTGCGGTCTTATCTGACTATCCTTATCAATAAGGTACGTACCTTTTGGTAGTACTACTTCCATGTATCCGTTCTGTGCGGCCCATAGCATTGCGTCATTTAGTCCTTTTGTAGTTGCGACTGCACTCGTTCCGTTGTTCTTGATACCCCACTTCGATAACTCCACAAGATAGATTGGAGAACTGCTATTAGCCCCTCCTCCTGTTGGTGGTTTAGGTTTCCACTTTCCTGATACTGCTTCGTATGTTAATACATCGTCATTACCAGGTGCGACCGTATCCACGTTTAACAGGCTATCCAGTTTTAATGCGCTAATCATCTTACCAGTTTGTCTAAGCTCTAGCTCTAACTCCCCTAGCTTTCTTTCAGGATGCATATACATGTTGTCTCTAAACTTATCACCTAGGAATGTCATAACAGGGTACCTTCCCTTCTAACTATTGATAGGATTTTAAGCTAAATAAAAAGACCCTCTCGGGTCTTTCATTCGTTCTATTATACGCTTCGTACGTTTGCAGATGTTAGGAAGTAGAAACGAGCACTCTCTGAAGTGATTTCGTTCGCTTTAACATCTTCACTGTATGTATCAATTGAGCATCCACGGTATGCGATGATAACTTCTTGTGTGTAGTTATCGTACAACACGATATCAAGGATGTCCATTTGAAGCACTTCTTCACCTAAAGCAGCGAAGCCAAGAGTCGCTAAGTTCTCTTTCTTCATACGGAAACGTTCTACTGTTACAGAACCTTCGTACTTTAAGTAAACGTGTTCTTGTGGCATGATAGAACCGATTTGGTATACCCCAGTTGTACCAAAGCTACGCTCTGCTGAGATAGACTGAGCACGAGCAATCGGTACGTTTTTAATCATGAAGTATACTGTATTACCAGTCTGTACCGTTTGGTTAGTTACAGATGCCATGTGTAGTTCACTCCTGTTCTTTATTATTTATAGAAGGGGAGCGATCCCCTTCTATTAAGCAGTTATCTTGTTGTCTACGTAGTTGATACCTACTGTGATGTCGTCTAGACCACGAGCTGGTTGTACAGTGATGTTGATACGAGCAGAGTTACCTGTGATAACAACTTGTACATCGTCAGGGTTGTAGTCTACGATTAGACCATCTACATTCTTTTGGTTGTCTAGGAAAGACTCAACTGCGTTCTTGATGATAGATGCAGACGTGTTACGGATACGAGTTCCGATGAACTGTTCGTCTAACATTGTACGTAACTCAGTAGTTAGGAAGTCACTAACCTCTCCTAAAGATACACGGTTTTGTACAGGCTCTGAAGCAGTGTTGTAAGTAGTTGGGTCACTTACGATACGGAAGTAAGAGCTTGCACGAGTACGAACGAACTCTACCATTACTACTCCTGCTCCGTCTAACTGGTCTAACTGGTCGCCAGTGAACTTGATGTCTAATGCTTCCACATTTAACTTCTTGTATGTAACTGGTTCCCCTACTGCGATACCACTTGCGATACCACCGATTAGAGCAGCACCCATGTATGCAGGGTAGTTGTATACTCGACCGTCTGACATTCTACGAGTTCCTGAGTTACCAACTAAGCTAACACGAGGGTTACGTAATCCTGCTTGACGAGCTTTCAATTTGTCGAATGTATCTTTTAGACCTCCACCTACGAATCCTCGTAGTTGGTTTCCTGCGCCTGACTCATCACGTAAGAACTGAGATAGTTCACCGTGAATAGCTTCTTTGTCAGTTAGAGGTACAATGTAGTACGCTCCTAGGTCTGCTACTGCCGTGAATAACTCTGCCCAAGATTCCCCAGGTACAGTTGTTGATCCACCAGCTAAGTTTGTAACTGGAATTGTAGCAGGGATTGCAGTTTTCGGATCGTATGATAACTTCACGTATGGGTCAGTGTCAGTTTGGTTAACTAGGTCTGCCCCGATAGCAGTTAACATTTTAGCAGTTGCCTTGATAGGAGTCTCTGTTAGTACGTCTAAGAATTGAGTCTCTACGTTTTTGTTACCACCTAGAGAGTTTGTAACTACTTCAAAGTCAGGTAGGTTACTAATGTCATTGATTAGTACGTTAACATTTTGGTATACACCAGTTCCTAACGTATAAGTACGAACTACAGTAGCACCCTGTGCATCTGCACCTGCTTTTAAAATCAACTGTGTTGCAAGTTTAGATGTAGCGTCTACTTTAACCTCAACCCCAGCGTAAGCCTGTGCCCCTTTGTACTTGATAGAGAAAATGTTACCGATGTTGTCATACACTTGCTCGTAACGTTCTTTTGTGAAGTACACGCTAAAACGTTTAGATTGCGTTAGTGTATTGTCATCTAATGCGTACTGGATTTCGTTTGCATCTGCACCGTAAAGTTTAGAAGTAACTGTTAATCCTCCGCTTGTTTTTGTTCCTTGTTTTGCATCGTCTGCTCGAATAGCGTAGATTTTACCTGCTCCACGAGTATTAGGTGATGGGTTCCAAGCCATCTCGATTGCGTCTAATAGTTCCCCACCACGGAAGAAGTCTCTAGCCTGTGCAAAGTTCGTTAATTCTACTGGAACTTTTGGTTGTCCACCAGTTGCAGAACCGATTAGTACAAGAGGTTTTTCACTTCTTGCGTTAGCTGATCCTAGACCACTAGCGTTAAGAGTAATCTCAGTGTGAGGACGCTTTCTGTCGTGTCCGTATGATACCATAGCGTTTTATCTTCCTTTCTATTTTAGCGTTATTCTAAACCTAAATATTGTTTAAGCTCATTGAGGAAAACTGTCTCGTCCGTTTGATAGTGGCGACCATTCATTAGAGCTTTGAATCCTGCTGCTTGCATACTATTCATACCAAACATTGGGACTGCACTCTGTAGGAATGTGTCTACATGCACATACGGTTTAATTGGTTCTACCTCTGTTGCTTTTTTAACCTCTTTTTCAACCTTAGTCATTGCTATTTCCCTCCTTTTACCTTCATGTTAACCATGATTTTCTCTAGCTTGTCTAATAGCGGAGCATCTAGGTTATAAGAAGTTTTGTATGTTACAATTGTCTCTCTGCCGTATAGAATCTCAGGGTTAGTGCCATTCTCCCTACCTAAGTTAACTTCTTCTATCTGACCGAATTGCAGTCTTTGTAGAAGGTTGTTCGTTAACTCTTCAGGGTTACTACGCATTAGGATTAAGATAGCTTTAATCACTATGTCTAAGCACCTTACTGTATCCATGTTCGTAGATACAACTAACACCGAATATTGCTCTGTAGCAGTGAAACCTTGCTTTAACCCAACCTCTTCACCTGTTGTGGCTATGTAGACTACCTTAAAAGGGTCTAGGATATTAGCAAGTTCAGGATCGTAGTCAAAATATACTCTGTTACCCTCGACTGTAACGTTGTCTTCTCGGGAGAACTCGAAGCCCCTCACAACTTCTAACTCACCAATCGGTTTCGATACTTCGAAGTACAGTCGTGTCTTGTCATCCGATACGTGGATTAACGACTCGTCTTCGATTAAAGCTCCCTCTTTAAACAAGTAAGTGTCTTCGGTATTACCAATACTTGTGTCCGATTCTACTCCTTCTCGTAGACCGATATAGATAGCTCCTTGTTGTGTCTGTTTATCTTGTGGCATCGTATATACAATCGGAATCTCCCTAACTGGGTCATCCCCTGCATACGTTCTCATGAAGTTATTTGCTACACGAGGTTGTATATCTTTTAAGATTTCCTCTATAATATAACGGTTCGTAAGGAAAATTTTTAATTTCTCCTCTATTTCGTTATATAAATAAGAGTCGATACTAGGCATCATATTGTAGTCCACCTCCTAACTTTCTACATACCATTTTTCATCTTCCACTTCATTAATCGGTTAACGTTTGCAATGAATGTTTTGGACGTATCGTCCTTGTTAACCTTGTCACGATTGATGATCCAACTTCCTGCTGGTGACTTATCCGAGACTGTCCTGAAAGCTACGTAATCGTGTCTATTACTTCCCGATTTCATCTTCGTGATGTTATTAGACTTCGGTGTGTAATTCAGTAGAGAAGCGTCAGACTGTCTTCTGCGGTCGTATAGATAATCCGATACAACTGTTTGTTTAGGACTATCACCGATATCGACTGCACGTAGTTGTTCATACATCCGTCTAGACATCCCTCTAGCCTTACGTCTAATCGGTACCGTTAAGTACCATCCACCGTCTTTCTTTGTCTTACGTTTAGAGCTTTTTGCGAAGTATGGTTTAAGGTCGATGACCTCTAACTTTTCTAACCGTTCCTCTGTTAGTTGCAGGTACTTCGGCATACGTTTAGCAGAAACATTTTTCGGTTTACTATCTATAACTGCTTTCATACCTGTGTCTAACACGTCTTGAGCAAGGTTGTCACCTAGGTTAGTCATTGCTGTTTTGATAGCGTTGTTACTCTTAAATAACCTAGGTCGTCTTGCCTTCCTAACCATTAGCCTTCACGCTTCCTAAAGAATCCGTTCAGACCATCAGGGTTCGGTTTACTCTTCGCATCAATCTCTAGACTAAGCTCTTTATTATCTACTCCAATTTCGAATGCTTCCTTATCAATGAATACGTCCTCACGTTTTAGCAATAGCTTCTGTGGTAGACGTTGTAACTTTCCACCTGTGTCCCTTGCGTAACGATGTTCCTTCAATAGGTCGGCTACAAGGTACCGTAGAGTCGTTTTAATGTTCATAGATACGTTCTGTCCCATTAAGTGTTCCTTAGGGTAGAACAGGTTCTTAGCACGGTCAAACGTGTAGTCTGTACCTTCTACTAGTTCATCTTCCATCGTTCTAACAAGTTCGATAGACTTGACATCGTATACCATGTAGAATCCGTTCTTTACCCTACGTGACGTTACATCGAAAATAAAAGATTGGGAGATAGTAGAATCAGGAGCTAGGATCGTAAGTCTATCTCGGAAAGCTACTTGGTAATCTCGGTCAGGAGTACCAATGGCAGTTCCTGAGTCCATTAATCCCAAGTCTCCGTTGAATACACCCTTCTCTTGAGATTGGACGATAATACCTATCTTTGTTCCAGGTAGGTATGCAATCCCACGACCATGACATACCTTACATGATTGGTTCGGTTGTCGTGTCGCTTTATCTCGGCAAGGGCATAGATACGACTTCTCCCAAAGAGCAGGAAGGGACATAGAGTCAACGTGGATGTCTAACATCTCTGTACGGATCGCGGCCGTAGACATCGTTTGGAGCATAGATGGTTTCTCTGCCATTGTCTATCCCTCCTTAAATAATTCCTAAGTTCATTCCGTAGTAAGCTCGTAAGCCTTTTGTTAGTTCCTCGATGTCTCGGTCGATTTGTAGGATATCGGCAGAAGCCCCACCATACATAGCAGACTGAGTTGTATCAATACTTTGCGATACACCATCAATAGAGATGGACATGTTCGCAATACCTGCACCAATGATTAGGCGGCCCCACTGTTGGAATACTTCTTTTAGAGCGTGCTTAATGATTAGTGTCCATAAGTCAGGGTGTAGTTCCCACGGCTCGGCTACCCCACTACGCTTAGGTGGTAATAGTCCTGCAATATATTCCACATGGAACATTTGAGGAGCGTAGTTATTGTTTCCTGCTAAGTTCGGAATACCTGTAATCATCGGGTATCCTGAGTAAGCGTGAGAAAGGTTTAACCCTTGCCCCATATCGGACGACATAAGAGTAGGTAACATTTCAATATGCCCAGGAAGTTTATTAACTCTCCACCACTTTGTAGGGTAGTTAAAGATTGTTCCTCCACCATATTCTAGTACGATTTTTTCCATCTGTAGGATCGGTCTACGATGAGCTTGTACGAACATAAAGCTCTCGAAGTCATTACGATGGAAGTCATGATGTTCTTTTACGAATCGAGGAAGGATAACAATATCTAACTGCTTCTCTACCTGTGCGACCGCTTGCTCTATCTTAGCCATATAGAATGCGTCAGGTAGATATTCACCAGTTCGTGGGTCTGTAACGTCAATACCAAAGTGGTTAATCTTTACTGCGTCTACAGTTAAACCATAGTCTGCTAGTTTATAACTATCTACTTTGTCAAGGTCTATCAGCTTCTCGTTGTTGTGTTGATACTGATTACCTTCGTATGGGTTATTAATCATACCCAATCACCTTTACCTTTCTATTCTTCTTTTTTAATCGTAGCTTTAGCCTTTGCAGGAGCTTTCTTTACTTCTTTCTTTGGCTCTACGAAGTTGAATCCTGGGTGTGATTCGAACTCTTTTTGTTGCTCTAACGTTAAGTCTTCTGACTCACCCTTCTCATCGAAGTTAATGTCTCCGTAGACTGTAGCTACCTTGTGGTTTTTAAAATAATCATGTGTTAACATTCTATCTCTCCTATTCTAATAAAATAAAAAGGGACAGAATTTTCGTCTGTCCCTATTCAGTTTTCTATTCAGTTTTCGTAGTACTAACTACTATAGAGTCACATCAGCTGCTAATGCAGGGATGTATTTAACGTTCTTGATACGTACCCATTTTTTAGGAGCGTATAATGCTAGAGCACCGTACCATAGTACTGAGAACGTGTATGTAGCGTTCATTTGCGCCAATGGTAGACGCATCATTGGCATTAACTCTAGTAAGCTAAGAACGTTTTGGTTCATTTCTCCAACGAATACATCAGTTGTTTCAGGGATGATTTCGTTACGATCCACGAATGTGATTACGTTTAAGTCACTAGCTTTAGCCACTGGGATACGTGCAATTTGGAAGTAGTGTCCAGTTTGAGCACCTTGACGGTAAACTACTACGAATTGTGGTTGAGCTTGGTAGATAGGTTGTAACTCGATTTCTAACGTTACAGAACTTGTTGCATCAGTTAGAGCCGCAGTTACAGCATCTGAAGCTACAGACTCAGCTTCGTTAGAGAATACTACTACTTTGTACGATAGGCTCTTATCTTCAGTTGTGAATCCACCTTTGTCAGCAGCTTTAACAGTTGCTTTAAGTGTTTTAACTGGAAGTGGAGCGTTTGCTTGCGGTAAGCGGTTTTCAACTAATACGTTGTCGTTCTCCATGATAGTAGAACCGTGTAAGTTGATAGCACCACGAGCTGATAAGAATTGGTTGATAGTGAAACCAGTTGAGAATCCACCTGCGTTAGACGGTTGAATTACACGTTGACGGTCTAATAGGTTATTCGTGAACTCTGCTTGCACCCCAATCGGCATAAACGCATCTGTAGCTTTACCGTAACCTTTACCTACGATTACAGCCGCTTTGTTAAGCACTGCTTCAGATAGAGACTGACCTTTTAAGTCAATGATGTTCGTTTTTTGGTCGATAAGTTTGTGTAAACCATCGAACTCGATACCTGATTGTTGATCTGTTTCAGCAGATAGAGACGCATCTCCGTAAAAAATTGCCCACTCGATAGACTTAGCAATTACAGAGATAGCATCTTCTGTAAGGATAGTCATAGGGTCAGAGATGTTGTTCACTAGACCAGCAGCGATAGATTGTTGCTTAGTGTCTGAGATGAACTTCATTTGTACAGTCTTTTGACGGATGTTAGGATCGTTGATGCTTGCTACCCCAATCTCACTAACGAAACGACTATGCCCTGTACGTCCGTGTTGGTTGAACACTGCATACTTTGCAACTGTGTTAGAGATTTGTTGTTTAGCAATTAATGGGTAAATCGTGAAGTCTGAGTTATCCCAAGTTAACATCTTAACTTCGTCTTCAAGGTATTCACGTCTTAAAGCCGCAGCGTCAAGCTGTGTATCAGGTGTGATGCCTACTCCTGTCGTAAACGATTTTTGTAAGTCTGCAATTTTGTCTTCAGCCGCTTGAGGTAATTTACGTACTTCAGGCTCTGCTTGTACTTGTTTGTCTTTATTTAATTCAGCACCCATGTATGTATCTTCCTTTCTCGTTTTATCTATTTTTAGTTTAATAGTTACCTATGTTTGTCCACCTAAAAGGATAAACACAGACGGGCTAGGAGGAGGAACCCGTCTATGTTAAAAGCTCTATTCGGCTTTCATGTTGTTAATATAACACTTCATACTTACTTTTCTTAATTTCCGTAAAAATTAACGATTTGTTCAGCAAGTTTTACATCGTTATCAGTAGGTTGTCCACGTTTTATACGGTGAACGGCACTACGTAAGTTGTCTTTAGCCCCTGGTGATAGAGTGCTAGACTTCTCTGCGTAATAGCGTGTAATCTCGTCTACGTGGTTTTGTGGGTTGAATGGTTCTGCCTCTACCTCTTCTTCTGCTTCCTCTGTAACTTGTACTTCAGGAACACCATTAGACTTAGAAACGAACTCAACTGCTTTACCTTCTAACTCTTCTTCCTCTTCTACAGGTTGTTCAGATTTAGCTACCTCTTCTTCAACTTCAGTAACCTCTGCTTCTTCAGTAGTAGGTTCTTCCGCAGGTTGCTCAGATTTAGAAACTTGTTCTTCCTGAACTAGAGAGTTAACCACTTCAATAACACTAGCTAGAGATGCCTTAATTTCAGCAAGCTCACTTGGTAAAGTACCTAACGATTTATGGATCGCTTGGAATGCTTTTAAGATGTCACCTGTGTCGATACCTTCTTCAGATTTCGCAACTGGCTCCTCTTTTGGCTCCTCTACTACAGGCTCTGCTACTAGCTCAACCTTTGGTTCTTCTTTAGGCTCCTCAGCTTTAGGTTCCTCTTTTACAGGTTCTTCAGCTTTTGGTTCTTCCTTTGGCTCCTCTTTTGGTTCTTCCTCTTTAACAGGTGCTTCCACTACTGGCTCCTCTTTAGCAGGTTCAACCACTTCAGGTTCTTCGATAGGTGCTTTCGGCTCCTCGATTGTAACCTCTTTTTCTTTGTCAGACTTTTCTAATTGTTCCAAGTCTTCAGTTAATTTAGCAAAAGTTTGTTTCGCACTCATTAGTTAAACTCCCTTCAGTTTAAATGTTTTGTTTAGCTTGTTGAGATAGTTGTTCTAACTTCTCTTTAGCTTCTGACCTTGAGTATCCTTTTGAAATCTGTAAGAATAGGATCGCACTCTCAGGTGTGTATCTTTCCATTGCATCTAAGTAGTTACCAACTTCTCCCCATACATCCTTAAACTTAGATTCATCTTCTTCTTTCAATGACCAAGATAAGTTGTATAAGCTTCGTGCTAGACTATCAGGACTAATAGCAGCAACTCCTACACTCTCTTCAGGTGTAATTGCGTACCCAACTTGCCAACTCTTCATGAAAGCATCCCATACTGCATTCGGGTTGGCAGGACTTGTTGTAACCGCCACATTTGTGATATATGTACTTTTAATAATCCGTGGATCAGCTTTGTCTCTAGATTTAGCAAAACCTTCGATAGAGAATCCAATCTTTCTATCAATACCTGATTTTTGAATACTGTTAGCTAGATTCCAAATACTCTTCGCATATGGATTATCTTTGTATAGCTTACCCTCTACGAATAAACCAACATCATCTACATGTGTACCTTCAGTAGGAACACCAACCTTGTATTCTTCACCTTGGAAGTGTTCGTAATTTAGATACCCATGAGTGATGAAATGACTAATATCAATTCCTCTCGGATCAATAATGTCGTCTTGTAAGTCAAGGTCAGGCGTTGTAGCGTAACCTCTCAGGCACCATGATTTACTACTTGTGTCTTCGTTACTCTTACTGATAGACTCTTCGATGTCGATAGGAACGAATAAATTAACTTTACCTGTTATGGGGTTAACAGCTTGCATCTAGGTATCCTCCCCTCTAAGTGGTATGCGCCTGTAAAGTATACCGACCTTACAAGCACGTTTTGATGCTATTAATATAACAGAAGTACCACTTAATTGAGGATTATTTACCTTTACCGCCTTGTTTTGAAGCGTTTGTATTCTTCGCACCTTTAACCTGTCCGTCTTTGCCTACCCCTTTGTTGTGGGTTCCTTTACCGTTAACATTACTAGAGTTACCGTTCATCCCTTTTTGCTCTGCTTGGGACTTCTCTTCCTTCGGTGTCTGCTCTTTCTTGTTACCTGGAACTTGTCCGTTAGGTGTCATAGCCATTTGTTGTTTCATCATCTCTTCTTGCATGATTTGACCTAGACGTTGTACGTGAACACCATTTAGAATGATGTCTCCACCTTCGATAGGAGGTAAACCTAGTTCATTACGAACATCGTTAATTGTTAGACCGATTTCTGCTTTAGCTGCTAGTATCTCGATAATCTCACGTTCTGTTTGAACATCCCCACCAACGAAACTAAATAAGTAACGATCCCCAAATTGTGCAACGATATATTTGTTGATTGCATCTTCGATAAACTTCAGTAAAGGCTCTAACCCTTTATCTTTAGAGCTACGATGTTTCTCTTTCGTGCTACCTTCGTTTAGAGAGTTACCGCTACTACCTGTAGCTCCCCCACGGTTAGGGAAGTTAATCTCCGATGGGTCAATAGCATAGATAGAGCAACATACGTTAATTAAATAGTTCAACCACTTCTCAAATTCCATATCTCTAGATGATTGAGTCATGTTAACGAAATTAACATCCTCGGCAGAGATTACAGGAATCTTCCAAGCTCCATTGATCCCACTGAACATTGCGGTCCATTCACGTCTAAATGCCTGTAACGCTTGGTTTGATTGGTCTTGTCCAGTTTTGATATGTAATAGACCTCGTGTAGTACCACCTTGTGCGAAGTACCTAGCATTGAATAGCTCTGTATTTTCGTGGTACTGTAAGTGGTTCATAGCAACCTCTAACTCGGAATATCCGTAGCGACCGACTGTAATATCGGTTCTCGGATTGTGTACCTCCCAAGCCATTTCTTTTGCTTTAAATTCTGCTACCTTTCTACGCTCTAGAATCTGTACGTACTTGGCAACATTCTTTCCTTTAGGTTCATGACCTTTCTCATCTACGGCTACATAGATAGTAGACGCATCGACCGCTTTGAATCGGTTTAACTCACCTTTTGTATCGTAGATAAGCTCGAAGTTAATCTTGTCATATACCAATCTATCTCGAACAAGTTTCTTTACAAATGCTCGGAGATTATCTCTCGTGAAATCATCGTGACTCTTACCTGTATGTTGCAGGAAGTCTTCAATACGTTCCATCTTCGCAATGTCATGTGAAGTTGGTTTATCTAACGGGTTCTTTAATCGAACCTCGTATCCGATCCCTCTATCACTATGTCTAGCAGGAGTACAGAATAACGATACTTGGTTTACACGAGTATTAATAATTGCGTTAAGTATAATATTCTTTCTTGACCATAACTTCAATGTCTCTAGTAAGTTATGATTCCCTCTTGACGAAGGAGCTTCTTTGTAATCAGGGTTCATCGACATACTACCTAAAAGAGGTTCCTCATATGCCTTAGCCCGTCCTTGGCCGCTTGATTTACTTTTCTGTATCTGTTCATCTTCTAAGTGTTTGATAGCCAGTAGAAGGTTGTCGTCTACCTTTCTGATATTCTCAGGTGGCATATCATTACTTCGATTATTGAACCAGTCTAATACACTCATTCATGTCACCTCAGTTTATTTACAAGTTATGTTTTGTATTCAACGGGGTTTCGTGAGTTGTCTTCGTGGTACTCAAATACTTTACGACTGTTCAATACGTTATCATAAGTATCTTTGACTAACTCGTTATGCTTGTTTACTAGAAGCACTTGGTCATCATCGGTTAAATCTACAATCAACCGTTTATCACCTTCGATAACAGAGTAAACGGACACATTGGTACCACCTAGTGACTTATAGTAGCTAATGACTTCCAACCATGTGTAGTTGTGGTTCAGAAGTTGTTTAGCTTTCTTCCATTTCGTATCTTTGCTGAATAAACTCACATAGCTCACGCCCTTAGATATAATATAAGACTACATAGTAGTAATTTAGTGAATACGGAGTACGTAATGTGTATCTTAATTATATCACAGTAGTTAGATACGACCCGTGCTAGAGACCGTTACAAAAAGAAAAAGAACTCACTAAGGAGTTCTTAAAGTACTTTATTGAATGCACCTGCATCGGATACTTTTGCAGTCGGCACCGATCCGTTAAAATCTATCTTGTTGTACGAGCTTGTATTCGTAAAGTGAACGAATGCACTAGGAGTTGAAATCAAGTGAGTATCCCAAAGCATACCCTCGAATCGGTTCTGTTGCCCGTTCACACGTAGTACTGTTGTTGTCATAGCAGAAGGTTGTATTTGAAGTCCAGTGAACATATTTCCACTACATTCGTTCGGGATCGTTTCAGAAGATTCAATTACAATCATTTCAATACAATCATCTAATGAGATGTCTTTAAATCTATTCGCATTCACCCAAGCCATACCTGTATATGGTTTAGCTGCTCGTAGCTCTAACCCTCTTCGTAGACCACTAATCTTGATGTCGAAGAAGTTTACGAATGATACTTCGTGACCAGTTCCACCTGCAAAGCATGAGATACCTACGCCTTTGTAAGAACCTGCCCAGTTAACGATGACACCGTTCTTAATAGATGTTCTGTTCCATGTGTTATAAAACTTATTCTTACCATCCAAGTAGAAGACCGCAGAATCAAATGACGGATCGTCAATAGCGATGTACGGATTTGTCACGGATGCGTTCGTCTCTAATTCTAGTACACGTACGTTACTACCAATAACTAGTTTTGTACCATAGCCAAATAGTAGTTCCACGTTCTTCTTAATGATGATAGGTGCAGTGATGTAGTAGTCTTTAAACTCTTCTAGTTGTACAGTCTTGTCTGTTGTGCTTACACTTGCAGCATTGATTGCGTTTTGAATCTGTTCTGCATGTGTTGCTCCACTAAATGATTTAACTTGTAGCATAGAGTCCCACCTTTCACATTTGGTCTTACCAGTGTAATATAGGACTTCTACATACGAAAAAAGACCCCTCGAAAGGAGACGAGGAGTCTTTTACATCTATTATTTGCCACCACACCAGCCACTAGGCACCTACGGAGACCACAAATGAACTCTCGCAAACCTTTTACAGTGGATTTTATCGACCTTTACGGGCTAGTCTCTCTTTTGGAGACTCATCTTGCCCTCTTTGACCTGTACAACTATTACCTTTGAACGCATAAGAACTTTTAACTTGTCAACCTTTGAACACTTAGCTTTGAGCTTCTTACACCTGTTTGTACCCCGCTTCCTCGGGGGTACTATCATATATGTATTAGCCCAATTTGGCTACCGCTTAGTTTTGACTAATCTGTCAAAAGTATCTTGTTCTCACTATATCGTTAGTAAGGGACGCATTTGGTTGGTAAGTGTCGGTGTGTTAGCAAAGGCTTGTCCCTCTCAGAGAGAGGGAGTCAACCTACTATTTGACTTCGAACTCGATATCCGTACGAGCGTTGATTTCGGATAATGAAGCATCCACATCTAACTCGAACGAATTGATATCTTCTTCCATCTGATTGATAACCTTACGGATACCAATAGGATCGACAAGATTTGGTTTGTAGCGAGACTCTGCATTTTTTACGATGCGAGCGTGGTCAGCGTCATCAACCTTACGGTCTTTGCCACCTTCCTCTTCTAAAACCTTATCAATTCGAGCGTCTAACACTTGTTGTTGAGCGGCTACACGTCTAGTAATCTCACTAAACTGCGATTGCAGTTGTTGTAAAAGAACTTTCTCGTGTACAATTGAATCCTTACGGTCAATTGCTTCTGCAACTGTCATCTGCTTACCTGCTACAGTAACCGTAGTTACTGCGTTAGACTGGATAATAGCAGCTTTAATTGCGTTTCTGCGTTTAATCAAGTCCGTAGCAGAGTCGTAACGACCTTGAGCATATGAAGCAAACTCATCAGGTGTTTTGAATCCTTGTGGAGCACCCTTGTCACCTACGTAGAAATTCACGAAAGATTGTTGAGTGGCACGAGTGATACGATTACCTAAAGTCTTTAACTCCATTAAACCACGTTGAACTGACATTTGTTCCATTTCAATTCCCCCTATTAAATTATCAATTTTGAACATACTAAAGCGATAGGAATAGATGGGATCGAACCATCGACTTCGGGCGTATGAGACCCACGCTCTACCACTGAGCTATACTCCTACGTTGGCAGGGGAGGGAGGAATCGAACCTCTTAACGGTGGTTTTGGAGACCACTGGCTTACCTCTTGCCTTTAAGTTTCTCTCCCCCATAATATGGTACCGAGAGAGGGATTCGAACCCTCACTGGATGGCTTCTAAGACCACGATCTCTACCTGATTGGATTACCTCGGCATAAATGGTACTAGTGACAGGATTCGAACCTGTGACCAATGCCTTATCAAGACACTGCGCTACCTGACTGCGCTACACTAGTATGGTATCGGAAGGGGGACTCGAACCCACCACGCCCCAAGGAGCAACGCATTTTAAGTGCGTTATGTCTACCAATTCCAACATTCCGATATAGTTGTACCTTCTCTGTTTCCGCAAAGAAGGTAAGTAAATAAAAAGACAACAACATATTATAAATTTTTTGGTGTGCCAGGTTGGACTCGAACCAACGTACCTTTCGGGGGAGATTTACAGTCTCCTGCAATTGCCACTATGCGACTGACACATATTAAAGTGGACAAGGTTGGGGTCGAACCAACGACACTACGGGTTTCAACCGTATGCTCTACCAACTGAGCTACCTGTCCATAATAGAGGGATATCTTGAACCTGTTTACTCGGATATCCAAAGTTTTAACCTACTTCGATTGACACGGGTCGTAACCCTGTAGGAGGTGTGTGAAAAACCTAAACATAAACAAAGTACGAGTGGTTGGGATCGAACCAACGTGATCTGCGCCCCAAACGCAGTGACTGACCTCTAGCCTACACCCGTATGATATATCAGCATGACTGGATTCGAACCAGCGAATAGACGATCCACAGTCGTCCGTGTTAAGCCACTTCACCACACACTGGAAACTAAGTCTAATAAGTGGTCACGTTAACCATTGTAGGCTATTAGGCTTAGTTTCCAAGGTGTGACCTTGGGTAGACTTCGGAGGAAGGGGTCGAACCTTCACGCTCTTGGGTCAAAGCCAAGCGACTTTACCAGTTTGTCCACTCCGAAATAATAACTTATACACATTGTATCATAGTCTGTAACTTGATGCAAGCATATAATTAAAGTTTTTTAATTTTTTTTTAAGCCGAGGAAGAGGGATTCGAACCCCCGCACGCTTTCACACGCCTATTAGTTTTCAAGACTAACCTCTTTTATCCACTTGAGTATTCCCCGAAAAAAGACTTACCTGGTCCGCTATCATTAAATGAGGAAGCGTGGTAAGTTCCTGTAACACCCCCTGTAGGAATCGAACCCACGATCCACGGGATAGAAGCCCGTTGCCTTAGTCCACTTGGCTAAAGGGGTAAAGAAAAGACGGGTTTTATCGTTGCCCCGTCACAACGCATGGCTCATACGTCCATAACCTAACTCGAATAGCTAGGTGAAAATTCCTGTTTTGGGCACGGATACACAGGCAACCATTGTGCGCCCCTTGGGAGGTTCGAACTCCCGATACGTAGGACATAATCCTACTGCCTTAACCGCTTGGCTAAAGGGATTACGAGGATAACGGGATTCGAACCCGTGCTTCACGGTAGACAGCCGTGCGTGTTAACCACTACACTATATCCCCAAGTTGGTATCGCATAGGGGATTCGAACCCCTGAATGCTCGGTAGAAAGCCGAGTGTGTTAGCCAATTTCACCAATGCGACATAATAGGAGCGAGGAATGGGAATCGAACCCATGCTACTTTACCTACGGTAAGTGTTCTGCCACTGAACTATCCAAGCATAAATGGTGCCGACTAGAGGACTCGAACCCCTGACCTACTGCTTACAAGGCAGTCGCTCTAACCAACTGAGCTAAGAAGGCAAATTGGAGGGACATGTCGGAATCGAACCGACCTCCCCTGGTTGGAAGCCAGGAATAATTAACCGATATACTAATGCCCCGTATAGTGTACACGGTGGGAGTTGCACCCAATCCTTCTTCCTATACAAACCTAATCTGACTTAGGTGTTTCTTTACTATAGGAGAGCATCACCAGTTTTACCGTACATCTTTACTCTTCACTTATGCCTTCAGATACATAAGTATACTAAGTTGCAACGTATAAACCAGTTTTACTAAGCTGCACATTATGGCGTACCTGGGTGGATTCGAACCACCGACCAATAGCTTAACAGGCTACTGCGCTACCACTACGCTACAGGCACGTTATATAATATATTATAACATAAATTCATCATAACATATACGTAAGAGAACGACTGGATTCGAACCAGCGAATACTAGGGTTGCAACCTAGCCCGTTAACCATTTCGGTACGTCCTCATAAGAGTAAGGAAGGAAAGGGATTCGAACCCTCGCTACCTACAATAGGTACTATCAACTTAGCAGGTTGACCTCTTCACCAACTTGAGTACCCTTCCATATTAAAAAGTAACATAACCTATAAATGAAAATCGGAGGAGAAACATCTATAGGTTATGTAGACAGAAAATTTAAGGAGCAGGATTATAAGTCACCTTTCCACGGGATCGTTATGTGCCCCTCTAACCAATAAGGAGTGGTTGTTTACTTACTAAATATCTAAGCCTGTACTCAGTATAACACAGACTATAACCTAGTACAACCCTAGAGACCATCTTTTTTCAACTTTTTTTTTTAAACTTTTTTATTTGAAGATGGATTTTCCGTTCGGATCGTCTATCTTAATATTAATTTTATTATAAATACTTTAATATTAATTTTAATATAAATTTTAATATAAATAATATAATTATATATACAGTGTACTTATAAATATAATGGTACATGTTCTCTCTATTTTATGTCCTATTTAAATTATAACTTTTTGAACAGTTCAAGTATAAAGTAGTTCTAACTTGAATATACTTCAAGTATATATGTATCAAGGGTTAACAGTAACATCAAATAGAAATGTACTTGATGATAGAGTCAAATTAGTACTATTTAAATGTGTCAGAAATAGAGAAAAAATGTCCTATTTAAATTTTAACGTATGTCCTATTTAATTTTATATAATATTTAATAGTAATAATAGTACTTAATAATAAATATAATAGTATATATACAGACCAGTTATA